TGCTCGTCAGTGATGACGATCAGGCGGTCCCACTGAGCCACCTTACCCAGCTCACGGAGGGCTTGGCCCAGGAGAGTGCCTTGGTGGGGCTGGGAACGAGCCACTGCCTCCACTCCCGGCATTCCCCTCCATGCGGGGACTTCCACCAGGGCGTTGCTGAAGGTGAAGACCTGGAGACTCTGGGAGTTGATGAGTGCGGCCAGGGCGGCACCGGCGTCCAGCCGGGTCAGGTCGGAACGGGCGCTGAGCTTGCCGTCCATCGAGCCGCTCACATCCACGAGCACGACGGTACGGCCTTCGAGGACCGGGAGGTCTGCGATCGCGGAAAGAAGGGCTGTGTTGAGGGCCAAGGCAAACTTGGGGGCAGCCCGTACCGCCGCGATGAAGCGGAAGGGGAGGACATGCTTGCGGCCGTTGGTGTTCTGGAGGATGCTGTGGCAAACAAGGGTGTGGTCCACCCCGGCCTCGTCCATGTTGCGGAGGTTGCGAAGCAGAGCCAGATACCCGAGCTTCCCCTCGCGAAGCAGGCGGGTGAAGGTCTCGCACTTGTCCGCCCCGGCGCTCAGCGCTACCTCCCAGGTGTCAGGGGAGGCCAGGGTCTTGTTGGCCAGATCCGAGTAGAGTTCCTGCCGGTCGGCCGAGGGCTTGGCATGGGTCAGGAAGAGCACATCGCGGAGCCTGACCGGGGTCTGGCGGTTGTACTTGGCCAACTGATGGGCGTCGAACTTCGCCAGGGCTCGGGCGAGACCCTTCTTGAGCTGCGCGGAAAGGGGGCACTTGCCCTTCCGCCAGTAAAGCGCCAGCAACTCCGTGATCTCGTCCGCGCGGGTGACTACCACCTCGATCGTGTCGCTGACGAGGGACTTGCCTCGGGCCTGCTTGCAGAGGCAGCACAGCAGCAACAGGGGGACGTGGCGGAGGTGCATCTCATGCCGGGCCTCATAGGCCAGCTCCGCAATCGCGACGTTGCTGCACTGGGCGGCGAGGGTCTCGATCCGCTCGGCCACTTCCTGGCCAGACTCGTAGAACCCACGCTCCCACAGCATGCACGAAAGCACCGTACGGCGCAGAGCCGCGTAGGGCGAGATCTCCACCGCTTGCGCGCCTTCGTGGGTGGTGGGAAGCTCACGGTTGATGGTTGCCATTTGGGAAACTCCAAAAGTAAGGGAACGGGCGAACCGGAAGAACTGAGCTACGCCTTCGCGATGGGACTTGAACCCATGACCTCCCCTCTCGGGGTGCTCTATCCGAAGTATCCGGCTCTATCACCACTTACGCCACAATGGGCAAATCCCGGAGGGAACAGGCGAAACGGGCACAACGCGCTCTAACCGCTAAGCTACCTCCGGGGCATGGTCCCGGAGGGGTGGACTCGAACCACCGACCTCGTCTCCCCAAGAGAAGTAACCGTTTCTATCACCACTCCGATGATCTCAGATCTTGAGGACCCTGGCAGCAATCCACACCTCAGGATTAAAGAACGCTGTCCAGAGCCAGGGGCTGATTAGCTCAGACCCAAAGGCAAACAGTGGCACCAGGATGCACAGGGCCAGGATGCCTGGGATGATGCAAAGCTCTTCGTCAGGGCCACGGAACAGGTGGGTGCCCCACCGCCAGCACCCGTAGAGACCTACGAGGCAAAAGAGCACGCCGAGTCCATTCTCCAGGAGGGAGTTCCACGCCTCGACTCGGACCGCAGCCATCATCGCCTCAGCGACTTTGGGACCGAACTTGTCTGCGAGTTCTGCTACGCGTTTGGCGAGTTCGTCCATGATGGCACCTAATGAGGTAGAGGAACAATCGTGAGCGGGCTTTTGGTCAGGTGCTCTACCAACTGAGCTACGAGACCGGGGGATCTCGGGTGGACTCGAACCACCGACCGCTTGAGAAGTAACCGCTAACTACGCCATCCACTTGAAAGGGTGCGAGGGAACAAGGCGTCGACGGTACGCTCTCACAAAGAAGTAACCGTCAACTACACCACTCGCTTAAAGGGTGGGCCGCAGAGACGCTTGAGTATCCCTGCCTTCTCCCAAGCCAGCGCCATCGCCACAACACCGGCTCAGCTATGCGCGCAGCGCTTGCGCGCCGAGGCCCGCGCTGGGGTGGGGAGCTTCCCAACCACCCACCCCAACCTCGTTACTCCGCTGCGGCCTGGGTCTCGGCGGCGCCGGCAGTGGCCTTGGCGATCAGGTCGTCGAGGACCAGTGCGCCGGCTTCCTTGGTCGCATTGATGCGACGGGCAGCCTCGTGCTTGATGTCCGGGCGCTTGCCCAGGAGTTCCGCGACCAGGGAGTCCATGCGGCCCTCGGGGAGCTGCTTGGCCGTGATCTTGTGCGCGGCGAGGTGCTCGACGATGATCGACCGAGCGATGCGGACGGCCTCGCGCTCGACCGGGTCGGCAACGACCTTGGCCTGACGCTTGCCGCTGAAGGTATAGTTCGCGGCGTACTCGGCGAAAGCGGTCGCGAGCTTGGCCAGGGTCTCGCCGTCGGTCAGTTCCGCCTTGTCCTCGAGCCCCAGGGCCTTGCGGGCCTCCTTCACCTGACTGGCGAAGTTGTTGCGGAGGTTCTCGCCGTAGGTCTGGTTGAGCACGTTCGCCTCGGCGGCGCTCATCACATGGCCTTCATGGAACGGCGCGGGAGCCGTGAAAGCAACGCCCTGAACGACGATGGTCTGAGTGTCGACGTGAGCGCTGGCGTCGCCGTTGGTCGACTTGGTTTCGGACTTGGACATGAAAACTCCATGGGTGGCTGGGGTGGGATGACCGTGGCTGACCCACGGGTTGTTAACAATTGGATTGTATGACGGTAGGCACATAAACGCAACAGAAAACTTTTGCTTATAGGCCCCGTCACACCTATCACGAATAGAAGCACACAAACGTTGTTACCCCCAGTAGGGGTGACGAGGCTGGTCAGGCAGTCTCCTTCTTGCTGGGGATGGGGGAAACGAGCTTGCGGAACTCCTCCGTCCGAACATGGGAGACAGGGCGGAAGCGCTGAGAGTCGAAGAAGTTGCCGGGGGACTCTTCCACGCTGATGAACAGCCTGGTTTCCCCGGTCAGGCAGCTGGTGCCGGGCTTGACCCCAGACACCCGGTAGATCTCCTTCTCGCGGAGGTACTTCTTGGCGCCGACACCGCCGTAGTGGAAATTACCGAGGTACACACAAACGCACAACTCTCCAACCTTGGGCTCCCACATTTTCTCCTCCTAGCGCTTGAAAAGGTCTAAGGCGGCAGCGTCCAGCGCAGCCATGGCGTCCTCTCGGCCGCGGAGCTGGGCTTGGCAATAGCTCACCGCTTCGCCAAAGCTGCAGCGCTTGGTCCGCATCCGATACCAGACCGCGGAGGGCGAGACCTCGTGCAGCCGACAGGCCTGGGCCAAATTCATGCTCACGCCGTTCTCCACGAGCATGAGCGTGGGGCCGAGGTCCCCCTGGGACCAGATGCAATTGGTGGGGACAAAGCCCTTGTCGGACTCGACCATCACCACTCGATGGCCTTCCGGCGCGTCTCCCATATCCGCGTGGAAGTTAGCGAAGATTTCCCACCGAGGATACACGGGGACGTCCTCGGCTTTCATATCCAGCCACGCCTGATAGGTGCGCTTGACGGTGGGGGCGCTCATAGCCCGATATCCGAGAGCTTGAACTCTTTCTTCGGTCCCGGCTCGTGAGCCACCATCGGGGGCTTGGCCTGAAGTCCCTGATAGGCGAACTCCTTCCGCAAGGTCTCCTCCGGGTCCTCGGCGAACGCGACCATGAGCGCGGCCAACGCCTTCGCATCCTCGCACCAGTGGAAGTACTCGCGGCACTGGTAGTCGTGGGTCATGATGAGCCACGCGGACACCATGAAATGACCGTCCTCAAGCGGGCGGACACACGGCTGCGGGAGGGGCGCGATGGCCTTGCCATCCGGGCCGACGTATGCGGCGCGGTAGGCGACTTGCGGTCGACTGGGGTCAGTGTAGTGCATCGGTGTAGCTCCCTTGTACTAGCAGTTTTACACGTTCAACATAGGTGAGGCGTAAACGGGCTTTGTGGTTGCACTTGGGACAGACACCCACTGCAAGCCGCCCGTAGTACTGCACAAGACGGTGCACATGGAACTTGCCCGTGAGTTTGCACCTAGCACACTTACGGGTGATGTAAATTCCACCTCCCACAGGAGGACGGAGCGTTGGACTGGGGGAGGTGGTCATGGTTACTGTGGGCTGAGGATAAGAGCAAGTGCTCGGTCGTAGTTCTCACAGGCTGTGCGGTACTCGATCACAGCGTCCGCAAGGAACGAACCGTTTTCGATCTGGTAACTGAGCGCGGATGCTTCAGGCATTGCGCTAAGGCGCTTGAGGTTGAATATTGCCCTGGCCTTTGCGATAGCAAAGGGTCTGATTTGCTCTTGCTGCTCCTCAGTCACTTCTCCTTCCTTGTGTCTAGGGTTTCGCAGATCTGGAAGAGAGCACGGATGCTGATGTGGGGGCTGTAAATGGCTCGGCCCTTCCACTGGAACTGCTCCCGCGCCTCGTGTTCCACGCAGGTAAGGACGGCTTTGAGAGCGGTCTGGACGATCTCGCTCTCAGTCATGTGCGGAGAGAGCAACCACTTACGGCCTTTCCAGCGGTAGAAAGTGCCGGGATTGCGGCTGTCCTCGCCTTGAGCCACGACCTGGAGGTAGAGCTTGTCGAGACTACTGACGAGTTCAAACCTCCAATCCTGGAAGGTGATCTCGGAGAGGAGTTTCTCAATTTGCGACTGGCGCATGGACTAGGTTTCCTCGGCCAAATGCACGGCTTCGCTGGCGTGTTCCGCCAACCAGTGAATGGCCCACTTCTCGATTTCGACTCTGGTGCCCGCGCTAACAGGAGTGTGGGACTGGGGGTGAGCCCAGATAAAGCGGACCGAGTTCGAGACCGGGTAGTACTGGAATGTGATCTCGACCGGGAGTTCGGTCTCGTCAGCGCAGACGTAACGGGCGGTGATAGTGTGTCGCACAGCAGGCCTCCGTCAGAACTGCATCTCGTCGGGCGCCTCGGGCACGACCTCACACTCGGCTTCAACCACAGCGGGGCCGGATAGGAGGGCGTGCTTCTGGCGCTGGTCGAAGCCCTTGCGGCGGCGGTACTCGGAGAGCATCTCCTCGAAGTCCACCCCCTTGACATCGGTCTCCTCGCCGTAGTTGCCTCCGACGATCGTGATCTTGAACTCCGCGGGAGCACTGTTGTACTTGCGGCCGAGGTAAATCACCACCCCAACCGACTCGTCCTCGGTGGCGGATCTGGTCTCGGTGATGAGCTGCCGCAGGAACTGCGCGACGGCGTTGGAACTCAGACGGCTCATGGCTTTGGCTCCTCCTTCTCGATGTCTTTGGCGAGGTTGGCGCGAGCCCGAAGAATGGTCCCTACCACCTGCCCGAGATCATAAACAGTATCCCTGGAAAGTCCGGTGAAGCCGTTGCCCATCACGCGCTCGGTGGTGTCTTCGGCAGCGGCTCCCAATCGCGAGTACAACTCGCGCATTTCCTCCTTCGTCATGCTCGACCTGCCATGCCTTCGGGCTCAAAGAGTTCGAAAAACCTGCCGGAGAAGATTTTGATCCCCTCGTCCTTGAGTTCCTTCACCGCTCCCATCTCGTCCCGGAAGATACGGAAGACCATGCAACGCTTGCCGCCCTTCCGCTCCACCCCGTTGATGATGAGCATCTCCCGCCGCAAGGGGTTTTCGCTCGGCGGGTCTTCGGAGGGCGGAGCACCCCAGGCCTCGGACATGATGATGTAGTACTCGGCCGAAGTCGTGACGAGCAACTCCCGGATGATGCGGAGCGAGAGTTCTTTCTGGTCCGCGTCCTCCACGTCGATGGTGACATGAACGACCTTGTCCTCGGTTTCGAACAAGCAAATCGGCATGAGGTACTCGTTGGTCTCGTAGTACTCCCGAGCAACCGACAATGCTGCCTGCATTGCCTTGTCCAAGTCAGTCATCTTGTGGGTCCTTCCCCGTGAGACCGCCCACGGCTGTCCAGGCGGAAAAGCTTTCGCGACTCCCCCAACAGCCTTGGGGGGCGTTATTCCAGAACCAGTGACACCATTCCCAAATCAGCCGCTGGTTGATGTGGTCGGCCTCGGCACAGGCCCATCTCAAGTCGTTGCAGAGAAAGGCGGTTAGGAAGCTTCCCGGAGGGGCACCCCGGAAGATGTAGTCCTCCACCGCTCGGCGCATGTGCGGGGCTGGGAGGGTGTCGAAGTTCATGTCTGCCATCACTCGGACTCCTTCCTGACGATTTGGCGTTCATACCCCATGGCTCGCAGCAGGGCATCCACCGTCATGTTCTGGGGACGCTTGGTGTCCCCGTAGAAGAGCTTGGTGATTGTCGATGGAGATAGTCTGGCCTCGGCCGCAAGACGCTCGATCGTGCCTCTGGGCTGTTTGCCTCCGATCATGGTGCGGAGGATGTCGACGATCGGGTCCTTGTCGATAAACCGATAGTCGGACTTGGGCTTGGTGGACCGGCCTGAACCGATTGTGGGGGACTTGCGAGCCATGGTAGAGTACTCCGAGTTAATTTACTGCATCCCAATACGCATCGCCGTACTGGATGAAATTGTCGATCGCTTGGACTGCCTGGGCCACTGTGGCCACTTTTGTTCCGTAGAACAGGGAACTGATCCGATCCTCCTTCTTGTAGAGTTGCGCGGCGTAGGTGCAGACGCCGATGCGATCACGAGCGTAGTGGGACATCCACCCAGCGATGCAACGGGCTTTGACTGGGAAAAGGCCCCACTTCCACACGGTACGCTCGTAGACAGCCATATCAAACCGATAGGCTGGGATCTTGCCAGAGGCAAGATCGTCCCGAACGCGGAGAAGAACCTCCAGGTACTCTGAGGCGAGGTGCTCCTGCGCCCAGGTACGCGGGATGGCATTGTGTTGCATTGCTGCTCCTTGCTAAAAGGGAGGGTGGCTTATGCCAAGTCTTCCACGAGAAACTCATAGTAGCGCCAGTAGATGCGACAGCGGTTATACATCCCCCCTATCGCCTTCACACGCTCGATCTCATCCCCATCGAGCTTGTCGACGAGCGCCTTGACCTGAGCCTCGGTGCCCCGCACAATCTTGCTCGGGAAATCATTGCCTTGGATGACGAAGTACTTGATCTCCTCGCTCATGTGAAGTCCTCCAGGTTGGCCAGGATAAGGGTGTGCTTGGTTCGGGTTTCGCACACGTAGCGCAGGTTCAACTCCTGCTGGAGGGGGCGCTGGTCGCCGAGCTGGGCGGCTTTGCGAGCCTGCTTGGAGGGGATACGCCACGGGTCCAGGTGAACCACGATGTCCCATTCCAAGCCCTTGGCTCGGTGGATGCTGGAAAGGGTGACTCGGCCGGCCTCACGGGAGAACAAGTCCGTGAGAATGTTGCGGAGAGTCCCCGCGTCGGCCACTCCAGTTTCCAGCACAACCAGAAGGCAATCTCGGCGGTCCTCGATCCCGGCGACCTTTTCGAGTTTGTCGTTGGCCTTGGCCAGGATGATCTCATCATCCGCCCATTGGTTGATGAGGGCTTTGCACTCCTCGGCGGGGATGGAGTCCACAGGAACGATTTTACGGGCAAGAGCCACAAGGCCCTTGCCGATGTCCCGCCCTGCCATAACGCACCCTACCCCCTGGCGGATGAGCTTCATGGCCAGTCCGAGCAGTGGGGCGTTGTTGCGGCAAAGCACGCCGATGGTCTTCCGGGGCTGGTCCACCAAGGCCCAGGTCCAGGGGGTGTGTTGATGGTGCCACTCCAGCACAAGCCCGGCCGGGTTCTTTGGGGCAGCGGTGAAACCAGGGGCGTGAACCTGCTGCCGGGCCACCACCTCCGAGGGGCATCGGAAGGTCTGGGTGAGCGCTAGGTCAGTCCAGTCCTTGCGGAGCGTCCGCAGGGTGTCCATCGAGGTGTGGTCTGCCCCGCGCCAGCCATAAATGGCCTGCTTGGGGTCTCCCACTACGATGAGCCTGCCGAGCGCTGCGCGCTTGATCTGGACGTGGTTGAGAGGGGAGAGGTCTTGGGCTTCGTCGACCATGACGAGCGGGTAGCGGGGGAAGGCGCCGTTGAACAGCGCGCTCATGTAGATCTGGTCGGCGTAGGAGATGGTGCCCTGGAATGCCTCCTGGATGGCAGCGACCAGGGTGGCTCGGGCCAGCGGGAGTAGGGGCTCGGCGTCCGGTAGCATCAGCATATCGGCCATGTCCATCCAGATCTCTGGGCGGTCTGCCACGAGACCCTTGTGGGGGTAGGAGGAAGGGACAAGACCGTTGACCTGGGCGCTGTTGACCAGGGCACGGACTGCGGTCCATTGCTCAGAGGAGAGATCGAAGCTCTCCTCTCGGGCGACACGAGTGATAAGGCGCCCAACCTTACGGTCGTCCACGACAAGGGGCTTGTTGACGGCCTTAGCCCAGGCACGATGGCCGAGCCCATTGAGGGTCATGATCGTGATATGGGCAGGGAAGTGGCGCTCAAGTTCCTTCTTGGTAGGAACGCTGAAGGCCAAGGCCAGAGCCGGTCCCGGTGGAAGGGCGTTGGCCACGAGCTTAAGTGCTGTGGTCTTGGTGCACCCAGCGTAAGAGACAACCATCAACGAGTCAGTGGTGGTGAGCGCGGCCTGGACTATTGCGGCTTGCTCGTCGGTTGGGGTGAAATCCATTCTTAGCTCCGGTAGGGGTGACTCGGCGAAGATGGCGCTCTCGGCGAAGAAGGTTCGCTCAGGCGGAACGGTACGCTAGGACATAACGGCTCGCTCAGATGGAATGGTGCTCTCGGACATCATGGCTCGCTCAAATGGAACGGTACGCTCGGACGTTCTGGCTCGCTCCCGTGGAATGGTACACTCGAACAGCATGGCTCGCTCAGGTGAAGTGGTACAATCGGCCATAACGGCTTGCTCAAGCGTTTCGGTATGCTCAAAGCTGTCGGCTCACTCAGGCACAGCGGTACACGCAAAACTCTCGGTTCGATCCTTTGACACGGTACTCTCGACCAGTTTGTCTCGCTCCCGTGGTATGGTACACTCCAAGGACAGTGGCTCGCTCATGCGGGCTGGTACTCTCTCGGTGTTCGGCTCGCTCACAGGGTACGGCACACTCATTGCCGTTGGCTCACTCATAGGCTTCGGGACGCTCATATGTTATGGTTCGCTCCCGGACAACGGTACACTCGTGGCTGATAGGGCTCGCTTCGGGGTCACGGTACACTCAGCGCTGGTGGCTCACTCGTCAATGATGGTACTCTCGGCGCTTGTGGTTCGCTCGTCTACAGCTACGGCTCGATCACACTTTACGGTACGCTCTGCAATTAAGGCTCGCTCGCCAGTGATGGGACACTCTAGCAAGTTGGCTCGCTCTCAGGATACGGGACTCTCTAACAAGCTGGCTCGCTCATTCACAATGGTACTCTCAACGATCATGGCTCGATCCCTTTTTACGGTACTCTCGAGTTATTCGTCTCACTCAGCACGTTCGGGGCGCTCATGCTGCTTGGTTCGCTCGCAAATGACGGTGCGCTCTGGGCAAAAGGCTCGCTCTCATACCACGGTACACTACAGATCAATGGCTCGCTCAAGAGGAACGGAACACTCTGAGCATATGGCTCGCTCTCTAGATACGGTGCGCTCTGAGCATATGGCTCGTTCATAGGTTTTGGTACACTCATCACAAATGACTCGCTCTCATAACGCGGTACACTCGTAACCAGTGGCTCGCTCACGCGATACGGAACACTCCTTACGAGCGGCTCGCTCCCTGACAATGGAACGCTCAAGATTAATGGCTCGCTCATGTGGCGTGGTACACTACACCTACATGGCTCACTCTACAATATCGGTGCTCACATACGCTCGGTTCGCTCGCTACCAACGGAACTCTCACAACTTGCGGCTCACTCAGCTCTACGGCACACTCCGTCTCAAGGTTCACTCCGCAACGCGGGTACACTCAAATCACCCGGTTCGCTCCTTTGCAATGGTACACTCTTGCTCGACGGCTCGCTCCACTTGCACGGCGCTCTCAATGCCTAAGGCTCGCTCGGCAATTTCGATACACTCACGGGTTCGGGCTCGCTCACATACTTCGGAACACTCTTAAGTTCTGGCTCGCTCTTCGTACACGGTGCGCTCTAATACGGCGACTCGCTCCAATGTTTTGGTGCACTCAACTCCATTGGCTCGCTCTCAAGCTGTGGTACACTCAAGTTCAACGGCTCGCTCCCACTTCACGGTACAATCAACCCCTAGCTGGCTCACTTGCGAAGCTCGGAACACTCAGATATGCAGGCTCACTCGGCAGCTATGGTACACTCCAGAATCGCGGTTCGCTCAGCTTCGTAGGTACACTCCATCCTTCCGGCTGGGCGCCTGGGCTACTCCGCCGCTTGGGCGATCGGCCAGTTCGGGGGCGCGATATAGTGAACGTGCTGGCCGTGGGTGATCGCGGCCTCGGCGGTGAAAATATAGGGCATCGGCGGAGCCTTGCCGAAGTGGATCTCGTAGTACACATGGTGGAAGTGCGCGAGGAAGAGCTTCACCGCATACCGCTGCGCACGGAGATGAATACGTGCCGGCGGGAGACGGCCGGCCTCGTAGTGTTTCCGGGCCTGCGTGTCCGCTCCGAACTTCTTCGCGGCCAGGGCAGCCTTGGCTTGGTCCGCGTAATGCCCCGCCTCGTTACGCTGGGTTTCGAGTTCCTTCCGGGCCTTGTAGATCTTCCCGTAGGTGTCGTTCTCGTTCGAGGAGACCTTGGTGAAGCTCTCCCCGATGAGCCAGCAGAGACGCTTGAGCGCACCGTTCCAGGGCCGCTTCTGACCCTTCTCCCACTTGACCGTGGGATCGAGGCCGGCGAAACGCCAAATGTGCCCGACGCTGGGGGCTTTGGTGATGTCGATATGGGCCAGCAGCCCGGCCGCGATGATCGGGCCGATGCCGCAGATAGACCGCGCCCATTCCCCAGCGGGATGCGCGTTGCTGTAGACGTCGAGCGCGCGAGCGACCTGCTTTTCCAGGGTCTCGCGTTGCACCAACAACCACTGCATGGTGTCGTGCGGTTCGGAGCCCTCGGCGAGGGTCCGTTCCTGGTGGGCGGCGCGAATGCGGTCTCGTTGCATCGCGTAGTATGCGTCGACCAGAAATCTGGCCTCGTCGCTCGAAAGGGTTCTGGCAGCGTTGCGCAAGTCGCGGGTGAGGCGTGCTACCGGATCAAGGTCCGGGCGGGTACTTTCAGCCATTTCGATGTGCTCCCTGGTTTGGCTACTCGTGAGCCATGATTGTGACGTAGACGATCGGGTCGCCGCTCAGGTCAAACCCGAGTTCGGCTTTGTAGTCATCCGCCTGGGCCAGGACGGGGGCGAGATCCGGCGCGTATGTGATCCCTGGCATGGGACCTTTCCTACCGGGCTTGGAACCAATATACCCCAGATGGAACGGGGGACCTTTGAGGAACTCGGCAGAGTCGTGGCCTTGTCCAGCCATGGCGTTGTCGAGTTCTTCGTATTGGGTAGAGGGGACCTCGCCAGGGTCCACCACCACCTTGACAGCGTGCTCGTCGTACATATTGTCGGGCTCAGGGACTAGGTCGAGCTGAGCACCGGCTGGCAAATTCGCCAGGATGGCTTTGGCCGGAGGCCGGAAGTGCATTCCAACGAGAGTACAAGTCAACCGTGCCATTTGTGGTCTGGGCTCCGCACCCGCAGGTGCATGGAAGTTAGTTGTGGTTAAGGTGCGTGGGAAGGTGCTGCTGGGGCTATTGCTGGGTCTGGGGCTGGGCGGGGTGGATCACCATCGGGTCCGGTGGCTCGTGGCCGAGCTTCTGGCGAAGCTGGGTGAGGAAGATCTGGACTGCGAGTTGCTGCTCGACCTTACCGCCGGAGACGCGCTGAGCAATGAACGTCGCCATCAGGTCCGAGAAAAGGTCAAAGACCTCGCCGCCGTCGTTGTTGCAGAGCTTTGCGATCTGCTCACACAGCGCCTGGGCGTCTTCATTGCTTACGGACATCTGCATCCTCCCTGGTGATGGAGGCGAGAAGGCTCGCGCCCAACCCCTCCGCGATCTCGCGCTTGGCCTCGGCCGGAGCGTCGACCATAAACACGTCGATGAAACTGGTGGTGAGATCCAGGCACACCGTGAGGATGGTGTTGGGATCATGATCGCACATCTCGGCGATCTGGCTCATGAGGGCGTTGCCCTGCTCCGGGGAGATCATTGGACAGACCCCTTGCTCTCGGCTTCGTCTTGGACGCCGAAGCACTGGAAGAGCTTAAGGCCGAACGTGATGGCGAGTTCGGTCTCCCTGCCCTCGACGGCGCAGCAGCGGATTGCTGCCACAGCCATGGCGGTGGTGAGCTTGAGCAGCTCGGTGGACTTGCCGTTAGTGGCGCCCTTGAGCAAGTCAAAGGCGTCGTTGACAGCGGTTATTTGCGCTGGAGTCATTTCGTTCCCTTTCCGAGTGAGAGTACCGCGGTGAGGCGGATGATGTTGGCGACCTCGGCGTGGTCCTCTTCAAGCACGTCGATGGTGAGGCACAGGAAGCGCAGCGCTCCGAGCAGAAACGCAGGGGCTCCGATCTGGGCTTCCTTGTTAAGCCTCATGCCGAGATCGATGATCTCCTCACAGGCTTTCTGCTGTTTCTCCTCGGCCGACGCCGTGGCAGCATCAAAATTCTGGGGCGATGTCATGGACTGGGACCTCCCTGGGACTCATCAGGCACCCCATGCAGGGTGCGACGGGGCATAGCCCCGTTTCGTCCTATAAGTTGGTGACAAAGGTGGTGGTGGCTTTGGCTCGCGGTAGCGGGGTGGCTGCGTCTACCAAGTCCCCGTGCTCGTCCGTTCCGACCACCACACCATTCCCCTCGTAGGGAGATCCTACATCCTGGAGAATGAAGTAGTGCTTGCCATGGTTCTTGTTCGCCTCTTCGCTAACAAACACCACATCTCCGTTGGCGAGTTTCCAAACCAGCTTTGGCTTACCGCCAACTGCATTGGCAATGGACTGACGATCGCCCAGGATGTTAACCTCGATTACGAGGCGAGTGGTGGAGTTAATCACGATGGCTCGCATGTTTGGTCTCCTCAGTGGCGCCAGCGGGAATTGGGCTGGCTAAGGTGCAGGTAGTGAGGAGTACTTGTGGGCTTTCAATTGTGGTGGGTGGGTCGAGCCCTACCCGTGCATCACCTCCTTCCATCTCGGGTCTCCGTGAGAGAGGTAATTGTCGATGGCCTGCGCAGCTTGGGCTGCAGTGGCATACATCACAGGGATGATGATGGAGCCGACACGAGGTTCGTAGTTGAACAGAACGCTGAACCTGGGGTCTTCCCAGACCTCCACGCGCTCCGGACCAAGGATGCCCATGAAGCTGGTCATCCAGCCCCCAATGCACTGTGCTGTGCCGCAGATAGTAGCTCTCTCGAACGCCCGCATGTCGAAGAGAGTCGCGATCGCGTCCTCAGTCCGGAGGGCATCGCGGGTCTTGACCAGGGCCTGGAACTCCCTCTCAGTCAACCACGCAGGGCAGACCAGCGGAGCGGCTGGGGTTGAGTCAAAAGGCATGGGGGAACTCCAGTTCTTCCACGGGGTAATCCGCCCTGGCGGCTTCGCGGAGGGTCTCGATCACCTCCTCCTGGGTCCGCTCGGAGGCGTTGTTCCAGTAGGCCATGCCGGGGTAGGCCTCGACGTGGCCACAGCCGATCGTGTTCTTGTCCACGCCCTTCGCCACCAGTGTCTTGGCCACCGCGTAGCAGGCCTTGCCGTAGGTGGGAGAGGCGGTGTAGGGCTGGCCGCTGTCGGCGATCGAGAGCGCGCCGTGGAGGCACACCCGACCTTCGTCATCCTGCTGGGTGCACTTGGCCAACCCCTTGAGGGCGATCAGGTCCGCCGCCTGGAGGAGCAGCTCCTGGTAGGGCAGCAGGGGCTTCGGCACGAGCGGGGTGATGTTGTCAGCAATCATCAAACTAACCTCCTGTTGACGCCGAGTCCGGGTGGCTCGGTAGAGTTGGATTTGGTATAGGCGGGCGATGGCCGCTTTAACTGCAAAGTTCATGGTAAGGTCCACGAGATCCCCCAAGGTACGGCTGCAAGTGTGACTAAAACTGACAGGCCCCCACGACCAGGAGCACCAGCAGCTCCCAAGCGATGATCGCGCTTGCAAAGTTCGTGAGGTTGAGCATGGTGAACCCCCGCTGGTTAGTAGCCCGCCTCGGCGAGCATCTGGGCCATATCCCGCATATCGGCTTTGAACGTCGCAGGTTCGATGGCGTAGGGGCAGATCTCCAGACAGGTGGGGAGGTCGTTGGGCATCCCCTTGTCCTCCGTGACGATCCCGAGTTCGATGAACCCGTTCTCCAGGTCCCCACAACGGAAGGAGTCCAGAGCTTCGAGCTTATCGGAGTTATCACCAAAGTCCACCGGCCAGAGCTTTTGGTCGGAAGGAGCGTCGAGGGTCATGGCCATGACGCTGCCGGCGAAGCACACGAGACAGCGTTCATCGTTGATATCTTCGGCCGAGATACGCAGAGACCTGCCCTCATACCTCTGGGCAGGTTCGTGATAAACACCCATGTCCACCCTATAGCAGGCGCTGGCCTCGACCTTTTCCAAGTCCGCCAGGGCCACCAGAATGAGTTCCGAGGGCTTGTCGGGGAGTTGACCCGGCGCCAGTGCCGCCTTGGCCTGGGGGAGCGAGATACCATCTGCGATGAATGTCACCTTAGCCTCCTACGTTTAGGGTCGGACGTGGGCGTGGGCTCGTCCGTTGAGCACCCCAAGAAGGGGTGCTCTGCGCGCGAGCGCACAAGTGCGGTGTTAGTTGCCGACGACTGCTTCGACAACCGTGTCGAGTTTCTTGTTGATCTGCTTGTGGCCCTCGGCGAGGACAGCGGTGGACGTCCGTGCCACATGGTCGGACTGGGCGCCGGTCTGAACCACGTTCTTGCGGAGTTCGTAGACCTGGAGCTTGAGGGCCTGGGCCTCCTGCCGGAGCAGATCGGCGGCAAGGGCGTCGGGCGAGCCGAGCGCGTTGATAAGCACCGAGCCCAGGCGTTCGGCCGGCGACTGCACCTTGGGGCCTTCGGCCAGCAGGGTGAGGTGGTCTTTCATCCCCTTCGCGCTGATCATGAGGTCGTTGGCAGTGATCTGGGTCCTGCCACCGGCGATCATGGCCAGTTTGCTACGTTCGACCACCTCGCGGATGGTAGCGGGGATGTTGCCCGCCAGTACCGTGCCGACGTCCGCGAGATCCTCGCCTTCGGCCATCAGGCCCCGAGCGTAGAGGTGGATCAGCCGTGCGACGCTGTGGGCGTCGGGGGTGCGGATGGAGATCACCGCGTCCAGGCGACCCGGCCGCAGCATCGCCTTGTCGATCTTCTCGACAAAGTTCGTGGTGAGCACGGTGATGACCTGGGAGTTCTTGGTCAGCACGCCGTCGATGGTGTTGAGGAGGTCGTTGGCCTCCTGGTCCCGGTCTTCCAGCAGCCGGTCGATGTCTTCGGCGAAGACGACTGCGGGGGAGTAGCGCTTGGCGAAGAGCAGGGCATCTTCGAGTGCCCGGACATCGTCGAGGAGAATGAATGTCCACCCGTGCTGGACGCAGACCTTGGAGGTAACGTTGGCGGTCATGGTCTTACCCGTGCCGTAGGTGCCTTCCAGCAGGACCCCGCGCTTGAGCGGGATGCCGTGCTTGACGCACTCGGCGGTGTGTCGGATGGGGGTCCAGAGCGCGGTGTCGACTTGGTCGAGTTCATCCGCGTTGAGGATCAGCTCCGACGGCCGGATGTAGGAGGTGGGGAGGAACTCCGGCGGCTTGTTGTGGTCGATGTCCCCGTCCGAGTCCGTGCGCAGGCGAATGGCCTGGCCCTTGTAGATGCTCTCGCGGGCGAGGATCTCGCGGGTGCGCTGGGCGAGTTCCAGCAACACGAACTGCTCGCGCTTCTTGACCCTGCCGTAGATGACGAAGTGAGGGCCGGTGTCGGTATGCTGGGTGGAGACCCCGATGGTGTTCTCGATGCCGGGGACAGTGAACTCGCCCCAGGGGACCTGGACCTTGGTATCCGGGCCGGTCTGGACCGTCAGGAGTTCCGGAGGCTGCGGACCGAACCAGCTCATGATCGGCGTCGGGCTGGCCCAGCCGTAGATCTCGCGAAGCGCCTTGACGAACGCCACTGCACCGTCCATCGGGTAAGTGTCGATGACTTCGTGCACGGCCATCTCGGTTTCTTCGTCCTTCTGCTTGCGCTGAAGGGCTGCGATCGCCGCCGGGATGGGCATCGGACCGGGAGTGGAGGGGAGAACGATCTTGGTCCCCTCGCGAAGGATCTCGGTGTCTTGGTGCGCCCAGTCCGTCCCCTTGCCCTGGAGGGCGGAGGTGATGAGCGACATCAGGGCGTCTTGGGCCGAAAGCGCCTGGGTGGTGGCCTGAGGGGAAGCTTTGCCGTTAGTTGCCATTTGGAGTTTCCTTGTTGTGGTGGGGGAAGTTCCACCCACGGACCACCAGCGAATGGGGGCTGGTGGCCCTAGGCTAGAACCTCGGCCTCTGGGGGCTCAGGCCCGACCGACCACCCCGCCTCGGCTTTCCGCGATGGCCAGGGCAAGCACGGGATGGTCGAGCGGGAGGTGGAGGGCAGTGAGAAGGGAAAGCATCTCGTCGTCAAAGACATGGATCTCGATAGCAACGGCGTTGCCGGTTTCCGGGTTGCTGAACGTGCAGCGAACAGGGTCGGTCAGGGCCTGGGCCATGATGTGCTCCACTAAGAAGGTTGGCTGGGATCGATCCAATTGGAGGTGGTGAGTTCGTGAAGGAGGCCGAGGAGGGAGTTGCGAAACTCAATGTCCTCGGGGGAAGTGGGCTCCTCGGAGTAGATGAAGAACTGGAGGGCGGTAGCGTTGCCCGCACGGACAGCCGCTGCGCACTCGGACCAAGTGGGGAGGAGAAGAGTGGCCACGGGGGAGGGCTCCTTGATGAAGATGGGCATGGGTTGGAGCCGAGCCGCAGCTTCGGATAGGCATTCGGAGCAGCCCGAGCCATAGGGCCACCCGTGCCTGCATATACCAGTGTTGGTGGCCATGGCGCTATGCCAGCATCAGCAGCAGTTGCTCGGCGCCGTAAACTGCCTTGGCCCCGCAGACCTCGCACTCATAGCGCTCGGCGTCGGGTTCAACGCCCTCGGCGTCTTCGCCACAGGCTACACAAAACCCCGGGTTGTCGAGGGAGGTCATGCTGCTCTCGCAGGCCTCGGTGATGCGGTCGAGGTTGATGGAGGGGTGGATTTTCAGTCTGGGCATAATGGGGGGAAGCTCCACTTGAGGGTGAGGTGTCACCGCGATAGTGACACCTCGATCGACCTGGGCGCCTGGGCTAGAACTCCAGGTGCGGATTGGGGGCGAGGGTCTCCCTGAGGAGACCGACGATGGATCGAGCGCGCTCCTTGGCCTTTTCGGGGGTGTCGGCGAGCACCGCGAGCACTTTCTTGCCCTTGGTGTCGTGGACCCAGACGCCGTACTGGCCGTCGTGGGGGAGGGCAGTTTCATCGATGCGAAACATGGTGGAATGCTCCTTGTGGGATGGCCTGGGCGCTAGGCACAGGTTGGGGAAGGTTCTTACGGGCAGGGGTGCCCCTCCGGGTTGAAACACTGATCGCACACCCGGAAGTGAGGGTCGCCGTGCCCGAGTCCAAATGCAATCCATCCGCCACCCTCGCACACAGAACAGGTGTCCTGGGTATCGGGTTCTGGCTTGGCTGATGGGATGGTGATCTCGTCTGCGATAAAGCCCATGGTACTAAAGTCCGATATCGCTTAGCTTGAACTCCCGTTGGGTCTTGGCGAGCTTACGCTTGCCGGCCGGCACGGGGGTGGGTTTGGCTTCGACCGCAGGTTTGGCCCCGGTGCCAAGGCACGTCGGGCACGAGTGGCCGTGCTCCAGTCGGTAGGCTTTGGCCCAGCCTTTGCACGTCGGGCATCGGTTGGCGGCGCTTGGACGCCTGGGTGCGATGAGGTGCACGGGCCGGTCGTTCGCGTTGGCGAGAAGGGCCTGCGAGTGGTCCCGGTTGGTTATCACAACCACCGCCTGCTTGATGAGGTGCTCCATCTCATACGCGGGCCACGCGCGGGGGAACCCCATTTGGAACGTGGAGAGGTTCCGGGCCGTGGTCTCCTGGATGGTCAACTGGTGGGGCTGGAGCGGATCGGACCAGACGCGGAAATGGCGCGGTCCGAGGTTGAACTCCAGCGTTAGCGAAAGGGAAGTTGGGGTGGGCATTTCAAGCTCCCGACGTTAGCACCAGCACGACAACCGTGCCCAGATACGCGAGTATGCGGGGTCCCCATTCCTGCCAAAATCTCATCATCTCGTTGCCTCTTTCGGTACTGGGCCACCGGGCGAGCCTGGGGCCGATGCTGGGCGAGGTTGTATGGGCTTATTGTCCCACCTTTGGCGTGTGAAAACAAGGGTTGACTTTCAAGAAAATTTGTGCCACGCGGGCGCGTTCCTTTTGATGCCGACGCGCGGATAGGGTGTGGCCACGGTGGGCGGGTCGGCAAGGGGTATCCGGGTGGTGGATTGCCCGGAATTGGCGGATTGCCGCGCGCCCATGTGCCATCCCCCTTTCCCGCGTGGGTGACACCCTAAAATCCACCCGGGGCCGTGGCGGTCCGCAATCCGGCCCTACGCGCCATCCCCTCCAGCCTCGCCCTCCCGAGCCTGCGCCGCCTTCGCCCTCGCCGCCCGCTTTCGCTCTGCATCCCGTTCCCGATCCGCTGCGATTTGTTCCGGTGAGCGGGCCGCACGAAGCGCAGCGGTGTAGGCGGCACGAGAGGGTTGCGGACCGACTCGCGAGGGTGCTGGGGGAGGAGCTTTGGCGGGCTCGGGTGCAGCTGGTAGTTGGAGCAATGCCGGGCCGGGGGTGGGCTCGACTTGGACTGTGATTTGGACCTGGAGTTGGAGTTGGGCCGCTCTGGCCTTGCCTCGCCGAAATGCGTTGAGCGATCGTTTGATCAGCGCACGGGCCTCAGTACGCTCGGTGATAGTGGCGTTGATGGTGAAATCGAAGCTTGCGTCCACGAGTACCATTGTCCCTTCCAGTAGCCCCTCCTTCTCCTCGCGGAGCAAGAACCCCCGCTTGGCGATGATGGAGGAGTAGATGACAGTGCGGCCGTTGAGAGGTTCACCCCGTGCGAGCGGAGGCATGTGGTCTGGGTCGAAGAGCCCCACTTTGCGAGACTGGGGCTTGGACCCACCTGGGGCCTCGACTTGGCTCATCGCTCACCCGTGAGCTTGGGGGCGATGGTAGCCTCGGCCATCGCCTGGGCGAGGATCTCCTCTGCACTGGGCTGACGGCCGGCTTGTGCCATGGCCTGTCGAGCCTCTTCCTCCATCGCCAGTCTGGTGGCGCTTATGGAGCGAGATTTGTAGGGGAGGAGATCGTCGGGGAGGGGTTCGCCTTTGGCGATGGCTCGTTGCTGGGCCATCCACCTCCGCTTCATCTCGTTTGTGGAGGCGGTTCGGCGCTGCCATTGATCCTCGTTTGCGATTGTGGCAACTGCCTCTTCGCTAGGGGTGTTGACGTGGGCGGACTCGAGAAGCGCAGCCAGGGCGTCTTCCTGGGTCATGGCTCCGAGCCTCACTCGATTGACGATGAAAATCACCTCGCGACGAAGCGCGCGGGAACTCTCCACGTATTCCTGCGCAGCGGAGATAAGGGACTGCATCCGCTCTTTGCTGATTGGCATTTGGAACTCCGAGTTGGTGGTAAACGCTCCCCCGGACCGGGGGCTCAGCGGCTTTCGCTCAGCCTGGAAAAGATCGCTACGCCGGTGGAGAAACACTGGGAGCGGAGTCCCTGGCGCGTGACCCAATCCCCAGCCATCTCACAAGTCTCGCGAGTAGCGAATTGAACCGAGGCTGCAGGGTGTGGAAGATCTGGCCGCTCTGGCGCACCTGTGGCGGCGATGATGATGAGTACCCAGGCAAATGGCATGATGAAGCTCGCGGGGTGGAAGTGGGAGCGGGATACGCTCGGGATGGGTGGATTGTGGCATGTGGCGGACGGCAAAGCAAACGGTGGGTTGCGTTGGTGTGCTTATGGTTGTGATAGGTGTGACGAGCACGCTTCGCGTGTCCCTGCGCCCTTCGGGGTGAGTGTCCAAGGTAACTCCTGCCCCGGCACCCCAGAGCACAAAACCCCAGCACAATTGGGTGCTGGGGCTTCGCATCATTTCCAGGGTTTGTAAGGGTTGCGGCGCTGGCGACGAGCTTCTGCCAGTTGGTGGATCGTGTTAACTATCCGAATGGATAGCCTGACGACAAGGGCGAACATTACAAACATCGCCACACTGTAGACGATCATGGCGAACGCCGCGTCAGAGCGTCAGGTTGGAAAGAATGACCAGGGCATAGACCTTGGTCAGTGTGCCAAGCATCACCAGTCTGGTGCGGGTGACGCGGGCAATGCGCAGGGCATATGCGGCGAAAAACGCTGCAAGGCCGATTTTCGGCAGCCACCAATACTGGCCGAGCCATTGCATCAACTGACGTATCAGGGGGTTGGCTTCGCTCGTGCCAACGTGCATGAGCGCAGCTTTGGTGGATAGCACGTCCGCGAATTGGGCTGCGGCCAACACAAGCAGCAGCCCTTTGGCGATTTGAAGGCGAGTCATGGGAAGCTCCTTTCATGGGCGTGTGCCCATGGCTGGCGATGGCGCTGGAGTAGGAAAGGGGGTGACTTGCGCCACCCCCTCCGCTCGGCCGTTAGGCCGCGTCTTCTTCCTCCTCCAGGCCGATGTCCGCGAGGGAAAAGACCTTGCGGGACTCGACCTTTGCCGGCGTCAACGCCAACTCGGCCGCCGCGCGCAACTGCGCGTAGTGGCTTTCGAAGTAGACCTGGGCATAGCCCTCCAGATCCTCGGCCGGCAGGGTCATGCCCTTGGCCGTAATCGCCGCCGTGACCGTGGCCAGTGCCGACTCCATCATATGCTTGGTGATGGGATCGACTTTGGGAGCGGCCGCTGCCGCGCGGGTGTTGACCGTGCCCGCGAGGATGTCCGCGTGACGCGAGTCCAACATATCGTTGCACTCGGCCGTGATGCGAGCCTCGTCGAACCGGGTGGGCTTCGCCATGTTCGGCTTGCCCGTGCCCTTGTCGATCTCGTACTCCGTGGCGTATTCGAAGCCATAGAGCCCGGCGGCCTTGGCGCGGACCGCGTCGATTTGGGCCTTGGTCATGCCCTTCTGCATGTTATCCTTGATGTATTTGACCGCGCGCTCCGTGAGGGCCTTGTCCGAGTCGATGCTCTTCCGCAGCTTCACCTGACCGGCGATTTTGTCCTGCATGGACTTGGAGTAGCCATAGCCCAGCAGGTAGTCGATGGCGGCAACCGGCAGATCCTCCTTGTAAATGGTGGAGTGCCGGAAGCGCTCGGGCTCGAACCGGAACGGGGTTTTGGCCGTTGCGGCGGGAGCCTGCGAAGCAAGAGTATTGTTCGTGTCCATGGTGCTCTCCTGGGAAGTATCACCATGCCACAGAAGGAGCGCAGGTTGGCGGGTTAGTGGGGTTGATACCAAGCGTTGGTTGTGAAGTTGTCGCGAAGATAGTCTCGGATTTTCAACCTTTCCGGGTTGCCTTCGAGCCACTTGTCGAAGCGGGGATCATCCAGCTTCATACCAACGGCCACAGCCTCTCCGAAAAAGTCATACCAGCCATATAGAAACTTGGTCGGATGAACTGGCTGCCCCATAAGGGCGCAAAGCTCTTCGTCAATCTTGTCGAATGTGGTGGGCTTGGTTTCACCCTTCCGGGTGAAAGAGAAATAGTTCGGCATTGCGGTGCACTCCGAGCTTGCGCTCCTTGTGCGGCATGGTGACGGGGTTTGACGATGAGAAATAACGGACACTCGCAAAGCGAATGGCCTGGGCTGGCCGACGAGTCACATAAGGCGCGCGGGGTGAGGTGGGCTAGTGGCCTGCCCAATACGAGGCAAGCCATGCGTTAGCGGAAAGGGGCTTGGTGATGCGGAAACTGGGAACCATATGGCTCTGGTCGCAACGCATGGCCAGATCTGCCATGTTTGCGATGTCCTGGCATTCGCGCCAGGGCAACCCCCGGCTTTTGGCCATGAAATACGCTTGAAAGTACTGGTCGGGGTTGATGCCCTGCTCGATGCAATCCATGACATACCCCGCAACGGGGCCGATCATGACCGCACCTTTGGAGTGCGATTGCCGGCATAGAACAGGTTATCGGCACACCGCTCGGTGTCGCGGTGCTGGAACAACCGCCCGGCGGAAAGTGTGGTGCCGCATACGGGGCATTGGCATATCACCCTGTGGGTGAAACGGTTGCGCTTGGTAGTCACCGGCGCAACCCAAACCAACGTTCCGGCAATGAAGCGGGGTGGTAAGCCCGCATCCGGTAGGTGCCGCTTAGGGTCAAGCCCCAATTGGCGATAAAGCTCAGTCATGTCTCGGTTGAGACTCATGGCACGCTCCCTTCGGGAAGGCGCGCCTTGTGCGACTCGTCGGACCAACAATGTCAAAGAGCGTGTGCGGTGGGGGCACGGAACACACTGGGCGCGATACGCCCCGGACCCACCAATGTTCTACACAATACCATGTGGGGTGGGTTTCCATAGGTTCAAGGCCCACAATGCAAAAAAGTTGGGGCTCGGCGAAAATAGTTTGGTCCCAGTTGGCGTGCCTGTGGTCCCAGTTGGTCAGGCCCTTGTGGGCCGTTGTGGGCACCTTATGCCCCCGTTGTGACGGTCGGGCACCTAGCGTGTATGTGTGAACGGCTCGGACGTCACGGACATTTGCTGGTGCAAATGATAATGGGAGGTGGGTATCGATAGGTTTGAAATAGTAAAAAAAAAATATGATTTTGCAACTAAATATGGCCACGTCCGAGCCTACCGTCCGAGCCCCACATAACACGCTGGGGAGCCACTTGTCACAAACCGGGCATAAGGTGGGCACAAATGCTAAGTGGTTGGAGTCATTGGGTTTCCTGCTGCTAACCGCTATCCATGTGGCCTAGGGTGTGGTTTAGGTGGGGTTTACCGCTGGTGCCAACATGCCCGGAAAGGGCGTTTTCCGGCCCGTGGAGTGGCCTACCGGGTGGGGCTGGCACCATACTAAGGGCCGCAAGGGAGTTCGCAAACGTTCCCGCTTTGTGCACCAGTTGTTCATGGCAAGCGTCAACTCGAAGGGCTTACGCATAGCTGGTGTGTGCAGCTGGAGCCTACCGCTGGTGCCAAAGATGCAGGGTGCAAAGCTGGTGCCACCAGTTGTTAGCAACCGCTCCTGAGCCCCACTCACCTGGAGCTGGTGGTTGCAGCTGCAAGCAACCGCTGGGCGAGCGCTGGGCGCATCCCCCAGGACCCTGGCCCGAGCAGCCTGGGCTGGGATGGGAACTGACGGGGGGCCTGCCCGAAGGGACTTCGTGCCGAGATGCCTAGCCACATCGACCTTTGTGCCTGACCAGTTTTATACCGACCCACAAAGACCCATCTATAGGACCTCGACCCCCAGCCGGGGCGACTCGACCCACAAACCCACCAGTGCTCCCGCGCAGGTGCTTGAGCCTCTCCCCACGCGCGCCTAGGATGGGGGCAGGCCTCAGGTGCACTTGGGTGCTGGGGCGCAGCGGAGTAAAGGCGGTGGACGACCAGGAGAGCGGCGGAACGGTCCAGGTGCTGGACATCGGCGGAGCCAGAGGCGGGAAGCGTGGCACGCCGCTGAGCATGGTGGTGACTCGGGAACTGGGGGAGGGAGACCTCAAGGTGCTGGTGGAGCGCCCTCCGGTGGGGAGCACCACGCCCTCGATCACCACGCTGCGAAGCGCCCATCACCTCATCGCGAAGCTGCTGGCGGATGGCATCAAGCAGGTGGAGGTGAGCGCGCTCACGGGCTACTCGCAGAGCCGCATCAGCATCCTCAAGGGCGACCCCGCTTTCCAGGAACTCATCGAGTACTACAAGACCCAAAAGGAGGCGATCTACCACGACGTCCACCAGCGCCTCTCCACCCTGGGCCTGACCGCGGTGGAGGAACTCCAGCAGCGCCTGGAGGAGGCCCCGGAGAAACTCTCCAACCGAGAGGTGAAGGAGATCGCGGAACTGGCGCTGGATCGCACGGGCATGGGGCCGAAGGGCTCCGGTGGCCAGGGCCAGGGCGGTGGTCCGGCAGGGGGCGTGAGCGTGACGGTGCAGTTCGTGGATGCGCCCCAGCCGACGGGAGTTACGATCGAGCGTCAACCCCAGGGGCCACAAGTGATCGACCTGGAGGTGGAGGAGTGACTCTCCGCTACGTTCCGCTGGAAGAAGCTGATCGCCAAGCGATGCTGGGGCATCGGCAGCGCAACAGATTTATTGGTGAACTTGCTCGGGAGGCGAAGATGGCGAAACTCACGGCCAAAGGCCGCAACAAGCTCATGGACTCGCAGTTCGCAGGACCGGGGCGCTCTTACCCGGTGGAGGACAAGGCCCACGCCAAGAATGCCAAGGCCCGCGCTAGCGAAGCGGAGCACAAAGGCCGCATGAGCAAGACCGAGGAGTGCAAGATCGACTCCAAGGCCAACCGTGTGCTTGGGAAGAAGTGAGGAGCAGGACCATGGGTATCCGCTGCAAGATGAGACTGGATGGGGTGTTCGCCCAGAGTTGGGGCGGCGCCAAGGCGATTTTCCGCTGTGAGTACGACCAGCGCATCGCTGAGGACCTCTCGTTCCAAAAGGCCACTCCGAACGGGTTTGCGGAGTTCCAGATCGACAACCCCGCGGCCGCGGCGCAGCTGGTGATCGGCAAGTCCTACTACGTCGACTTTACCCAGGTGGAGTAGCGCTGTGGCCAGGTCTCGTACTATCGTAGGGCTGAAGTGGGCGATGGAGGCAGAGTGCCCTCACGCCGCTTCGCGCTCAAGTGGGGCGAGGCTCAAAGGCCTTCGGTATGAGCGGGCGGTAGCCAAGGCCCTGGGTTCCGGCTGGGTCCACGGGCAGTGGTTCCAATTCGAGGACTTCCATGGTCTGGGCTACTGTCAGCCGGATTTGTTCCAGGTCCGCCCAAGCGAAGTGGTGGTGCTGGAGTGTAAGCTCACCGACACTCCGGAGGCACGGCGGCAGCTCTACTTGCTCTACAAACCCGTGCTGGAAATGGTCTATGGCAAGCCAATGCGGGGCGTTGTGGCTGCACAGGCCCTGACTCCCCAGTCGAGCGGAGTGGTGCACTCGCTGGAAGAGGCGCTGCGGGCACCCGGAGCGGCGGTCTGGCATCTGCCGTGGCCGGGGGCTGGACACACCAATCACGAAGATAAGCCCACAAGTGCTGGGACCGTAACCTCGTGGCTGCGGAGGCGAGCATGAGCATCCCGAGTACTGTGGCCCCTGCCGTCTCTGCGGTCCAGTTCCCCTCCAAGCTCCGTGTGCTCTTCGAGCCCCACCAGTACAAGGTGCTCTACGGTGGCCGGGGCGGGATGAAATCCTGGGGGATCGCCCGGGCGCTGCTCATCGAAGGCGCCAAGCGCCCCATTCGCATTCTCTGTGCCCGCGAACTCCAGGTTTCGATCAAGGACTCGGTGCACAAGCTCCTGTCGGACCAGATCGAACTCCTGGGCCTCCAGGGCGAATACGAGATCCTCCAGTCCAACATCCGCTCCAAAGTCGGGACGGAGTTCTCGTTCGAGGGCATCCGCCAGAACACCCGGAAGATCAAGTCCTACGAGGGTGTGGACGTGTGCTGGGTGGAAGAGGCCCAGGCCGTCACCAAGTCCTCTTGGGACATATTGATACCGACGATCCGCAAACCTGGCTCCGAGATCTGGATCTCCTTCAACCCGGAACTCGAAACGGATGACACCTACCAGCGGTGGGTCCTCCACCCACCTCCGGGCGCGGTTGTGGTGGAGATCTCCTGGCGCGACAATCCCTGGTTCACGGAGCCCATGCGGGCTGCCAAGGACCACATGCAGGCCACGGACCCCGACGGGTACTTGAATGTCTGGGAAGGCCACTGCAAGCTCATGCTGGAGGGGGCGGTCTACGCCAAGGAACTCCGGGTGGCGACTGTCAACGGCCATATTGGGAGTGTGCCGTATGAGCCGCTGAAGCCTGTGCATACGTTCTGGGACTTGGGCTGGGCTGACAGCACCTGCGTTTGGTTCGCCCAGCAGGTGGGGTTCGAGATCCGAGTGATTGACTACTTGGAGAACTCCCAGAAGCCCATCGGTTGGTACTTGATGGAGTGCCAGAACCGCCCCTACATCTACGACACGTTCTGGCTGCCGCCTGACGCCAAGGCCAAGAGCCTAGGCACTGGCAAGTCCGTGGAGGAGATCATCCGAGCTTCGGGCAAGAAAGTCCGGATCGTGCCCCGCCTGCGCCTAGAGGACGGCATCAACGCAGTCCGCACGATGTTCCCCAGCATCTGGTTTGACAAGATCAAGTGCGAGCAAGGGCTCAACGCCCTTCGCCATTACCGCTACGAAGTCGTGAGCGAGCCCACTGCTGGTCGGGCCGAGGGCACCCTCTCCCGTCAACCAGTCCATGACTGGGCATCCCACGGCGCGGACGGCTTCCGCTACTTGGCAGTCGGCCTTAAGGAGCGCCCTGGTCGGGGCGGCGCCACCGTGCTGGATAACATCAAGTCCACTCTCCGCCTCCGTCGTGACAACACCCCACCCAACCCTCTAGGCTGGATGAAGCAATGATGTCTGGCACTGTGCAGAAGATCCAAGCCCTCCTCGTGCGCCATGCACAACTCGTGGAGGCTCGGAAAGAGGTCATCACCTCCTATCCGAAGGGTTCCAAGGAGCGGTGTGCTGCGTATCTGCGCTGGGATCTTGCTGTGACCAAGTCCCTTGAGGCCTGGGCTCAATTCCGTGATCGCCTCCAGATCGAAGGTGAGCAAAATGACTAAGAAGCAAAGCGACGAGACCATCGTCAAAGAGGCGAAAGAGCGGTTTAAGAAGTGCCAGGACTTCGAGGGCATGGCACGGATACTGTTTCTGGAGGACCTGAAGTTCGCCAACGGGGACTCGGAGAACAACTGGCAGTGGCCGGACGAACTCTGGCAGGGCCGGGTGGGCAATCAGCGCCCCTGCTTGACCATCAACAAGACCCGCCAGCACTGCCTCCAGATCATCAACGACTCGAAGCAGAACAAGGCTGGGATCAGCATCCGGCCGGTGGGTGGCGGGGCCAGCTACGAGTCGGCTCAGGTCCTGGAAGGGATCATGCGGTATATTGAGTACCAATCTGGGGCCTCCGTCGCCTACGACATGGCGACCGAGTTCCAGGTCAAAGCTGGCTGGGGTTACTGGCGCGTTGCCACGGACTACGTGGACGAGAAGTCCATGGACCAGGACATCTTCATCCTGGAGGTCCCGAACCCCCTCTCGGTGTATCTGGACCCAGACATCCGCAAGCGCGATGGCAGCGATGCCAAGTTCGCCTTCGTGTTCACTGACATGGACAAGGACGAGTTCGAGAAGGAGTACCCGGAACTCAAGGACGACATCCCCACGGCTCCGTTTGGTAACGACGACGCTTGGATCAGGGGGGATCGAGTCCGCATCGCCGAGTACTTCCGCAAGGTCGAGACTCCCGATATCCTCGTGAGCTTCACCCACCCTCTCACCAAGCAGCGGGTGGGCGTACTCAAGAGCGCGGTGCCATCGGAACTTCTGGAGGGGATCCTCGACGACCCGGATACCCAACTCCGCGACACCACCACCTGCACGATCGAGTGGTACAAGGTCGTGGGGGACAAGATCAAGGAGAAGAAGATCTGGCCTGGGAAGTACATCCCGCTGGTCCGCGTCATCGGCGAGGAGACCCTGATCGAAGGTCGGCTGGATCGGAAGGGCCACACTCGCGCACTCAAGGACGCCCAGCGCATGTACAACTACTGGACCTCAAGCGCGGTGGAGCAGGTCGCCCTCCAGGCGAAGATGCCCTATATGGCTGCAGCGGAGAGCATCGAAGGGCAGGAGACTTACTGGGAGACCGCTAATCGGGAGAACCACGCGGTACTGCCCTATAATGCCTTCTCGGACGATGGTCAGCCCCTGCCCCCGCCTACCCGCCAGGAACCTCCGGTGATGGCCCAGGCGTACTTGCAGGGCATGCAGACCGCTGGCATGGAAATGCAGATGGTCTCCGGCCAGTACGAACCCCAGATGGGGCAGCAGGGCTCGGAGCGCACCGGGCAGGCCATCCTCGCGAGGCAGCGCAAGGGCGACAACAGCACCTACCACTACATCGACAACCTGGCTCTGGCCATCCGCCACACTGGGAAGATCATCCTCGACCTCATCCCCAAGATCTATGACACTCGGCGAGTGCTGCTGATCATGGCGGAAGACGGTACGACCCAGGAAGTCGAGGTCAACCCCCAGGCCCAGGTCGCATTCCAGCAGAAGCTCAACCACCTGGGGAAGACCGCGGCCAGGGTCCTGAACCCGAATATCGGCAAGTACGAGGTCCAGGCTGATGTCGGCCCTGCGTACGCCACTCGCCGGGAGGAGGCCTTCAACGCCTTCACTCTGATCCTCACCCAGGCTCCGGAAATGGCCTCGCTCATCGGCGATATCTTGTTCCGCGCAGGGGATTTCCCGGGTGCCGACGAAGCGGCGATCAGGCTCAAGCGTATGGTGCCTCCGCAGGCCCTCGGCGAGGCCCCCGATCTCCCGATGCAACAAGCGCAGGCCCAGATCCACCAACTCGCTCAGCAGCTCATGGTCAGCGGCGCCGAGATCAAGATGCTCAAGGAGAAGCTCGTCTCCAAGGACCAAATGCGGGACATTGACGCCTACGAGGCCGAGACCAAGCGCATGGCAGCCCTGGCCAAAACCCTGCCGATGGACCAGCAGGGCCTTGCCACCATTATCCACCAGCTCGTGGGCGACTCCCTCCAGACCCACTTGGCGAGTATTCAGCGAGAAAATGCTCCAGACGAAGCTCAGAACTCCTCAGGCGGGGCGCCTTCGGCCCCGCCTGGCTTGACACTCACCCCCACGGCTCCTCCAGGTGCCACCACTCAGCAGCACTTGGGTGTTGCCCCGCCTCCGGGGATCGGGCCGGATGGTAAACTTGGGGGTATGTGATGGCGGATGACAACGAGTTGCTGGCTGCAGCCACACCACAAGCCCCGCAGGATGACTTTATCAACTCGCTGAGAGGGGTGTTGGCACCCACCCCAGGGTACACCTATGGCTCGGTTTTGCCTATTCGGGGTCAAGCTGGCCCCAATGGCACCATGACCAACGTCGGGCCTGGGATACCGGACTGGGCACGCTCGATTGGGAGTGGGGTAGTGGACCTGTTGGACGGTCCGAGAACCGGACAGGTCACTCCCGACGCCACCAATGCGCTGATTGCACTGGGAGCGGGTGGTGCTGCAGGGCCGGCAGATGCCGCTACCGCACGGGTTTTTGGTGGCTGGGGCTCCGGGACTGCCGATCGCGCTGCGCTCAAAACCGCGCAAAAGATGGAGGCAGGGGCTGGCGCGTCGCCAGAGGAGATCTGGCAGCAAACTGGGTGGTATCGCGGCACTGATAATATGTGGAAAAACGAGATCCCAGACACTGGGGCGAAGTGGACCGATGCTGCGCCGATGAAAACCAAGGTCATGAGCGTTGCGGAGGCCAGAGAGGCCCCTGAGGGGGCTAGTACGACCTCGCAGGAGTTCCACATCCCGTTCACACAAACCCGGACTCTGGGTGATATTCTGGACCATCCGGAGCTTTTCAAGGCGTACCCGGGGCTCAAGGACACGGTAGTACGAAATACTGGGCCATTTTCTCGTTTCGACGGGCTAAACGGGGCGGTTTACACTGACGGCAGCATCGGGCTGACTTCTGGACCTCCGGATGAGGTCATGTCGACGCTGATGCACGAAATCCAGCACAAAATCCAGGGCGCTGAGGGCTTTGCAGCGGGTGGAAACCCCTCGATGTTCCTCCCCACGGACTTCCAGCAGCAGCAAACTGCCGCTCGGCAGGCCTGGAAGACGGTCACGGACAAACTCGGCCCGGTCAACCCTTTCACACTGCAAAATGCTCTAGACAAGCAGGCCATGGGGGTGCAGCTATACCCACATGAGGAGATGGCCTATAAGCAAGCTGCTAAAACCCCTGGACTGCTGCAGGATTTCCAGACCCTCCAGGCCGAGACTCAACGGCTGAATGAGCTTGCAGGTGGCGCTAGCCGGAACTACCGGCAGCTGAGCGGCGAGGTGGAGTCCCGGAACGTCCAGGCTCGCCTCCGCACCGGCGACACCTCCTCCCTGCCGACCGAAGGCCAGAGCGGCAACCAGATTTTCCACTATCCCCCTCGTAAACCCATAGGAGGCCAATGATGGGAACAGTCTGCCATCCCATGCTCAAGGAGGTCGCTATCGCGATGGCCCATGAGATCTATGATAATCTGGCCATGGACGACCACTGGTATAGGGCCAACCGGAACGTTGGCAGGTTTGTGGCCAACACTTGGCCTAGGCTGATCGAGGAGGCCCGGATGGCCCTGGCCAAGTCGCTGGGCGAAGGCTCGCTCCTCCCGGAGGGTGAAAAGCAAAAGGTGGCCGAGGCCCTCATCAAGGACAACGAGCTACGATACAACCGCAAGCGCATTAAACTAAACGTACCTCAGACCGTGAACTAGACCCACAAACCACCCGAGTCGGGCGCAAGTGGGCTGGACCCACCTCGCCGTCGGTTGTACCCTTCCCCTCAAGCGCCCTCGTGGAGATCCAACGTGGCAGACACCAGTCTTTCAACCAGCCTTGCACCGGAAGCCGAGGGCACCCCCACGCCCCAGAGCCAGACCGAGGATGGTGGAACACCAACCCCAGAAGAGCCGAGTGTCGAGACCCCCGCGGTTGAGGCACAAGTCGAGACCCCTGCGGTTGAGACTAAGGCGGTGGAGCCCGAGCCCAAGAAGCCTGCACAGGTGCCTTGGTTTCAGAAGCGGATCGACGAACTCACTCGCGAAAAGCATGAGGCACGCCGCGCAGCGGCGGCGCTTGAGCAGCAGGTGAAGGAGCACAAGGAGGCGCTTGAGGCGATCGCCAAGGGTGAGGCTCCGAAGGCCCCGGGCACGGCGAAGCCGGTTGAGGACCTGACGGTTGAGCAGCGCGCTGCTGCGCTGGCCTCCCAGCGGGAATTCGACAAGAACTGCAACGACATCTACGACAAGGGCAAAGCGCAGTATGCGGACTTCGATGTCGCGCTGCGCTCCTACCAGAACCTGGGCGGACTGACGCCCCAGTTCATCGAGGCCGCGATTGAGGCCGGCAACCCCCACCAGATCCTCTACGAACTGACCCAGGACATGGACGAGGCGAGCCGGATCTTGGGCCTTTCCCCTACCCGGCAGGCAGTGGCCCTGGCGAAGCTGAGCGCGAAGCTCACCGCCACCCCGAAGACCTCTGCCGCGCCTGCGCCGATCAAGCCCCTCACCTCCAGCGGGAGTGTGGTGGAGAAGACTCCGGAACAGATGACTGTGAAGGAGTGGATGGCTTGGCGGGAACAGGAACTTGAGAAGAGGCAGCGGGCCTAGCGCCCGCTCCGCGTGCCTACAGGGTCCGAGCCCCTTAAGCTCGTGTTGGCCTGCCGGGTGGCCTAAACCCAGTGCCTAGGACGCCAAGAGTACCGAGTCCCGTCCGACTCAAACCACCGAGCGCCACTGAGCGCCTATTGGGAGTCGGACTATGGCCAACACCATACTCACTATCAACATGATTACTCGAGAGGCGATCCGCCTCTGGAAGAACTCCAACGCCTTCATGATGAGCATCGACCGTCAGTATGACGACTCGTTTGCTCGGAGCGGCGCGAAGATCGGCACGGCACTGCGCATCCGCCTGCCGAACGACTTCACGGTCCGTACGGGTGCGACCGCCTCGCCGCAGGACACCACGGAAAAGAACACCACGCTGACCCTGGCTACCCAGAAGGGCGTGGACGTGCAGTTCAGCTCGCTTGAGCGAGCGATGCAACTCGACGACTACTCGAAGCGCATCCTGCGGCCGGCGGTCAACAACCTCGCGGGCAACGTCGCGGCCGACATCATGAGCGGCTGTGAGGGCGGCGTCAGCAACATGGCGGGCAACATCACCTCGCAGACGGTGGGCGTGCCCAACGCGACCACCTACCTGACGGCTGGTGCGGTGCTGACCAACATGTCGGCTCCGATGACCGAGCGCAAGGTCGTCAACTCGCCGTTCACCGAGGCGAAGGTGATCGCGAGCCTGTCGGGCTTGTTCAATCCGGCGCCTGCGATCAGCAAGCAGTACGAAACCGGCATCATGAAGACCGCGCTTGGGTTGGAGTGGATGACGGATCAGACGGCGCTGGTGCATGTCAGCGGCACGTTCTCGGCCGGCACGGTCAATGGTGCGAACCAGACTGGCCTGACGCTGACCACGAACGCCATCACTGGCACGCTGGTCGTGGGTGACATCATCACGATTGCTGGTGTCAACGCGGTGAACCGCATCACCAAGACCGACACTGGCGCCCTGGCCCAGTTCGTGGTCACGGCGGCTGCGGCGAATGCGGCGACGAGCGTCTCGCTCTACCCCGCGATCATCGGGCCGAGCGCCGGCAATCCGGTGCAGTACCAGACGGTGGCGGCCCTGCCTGCGAACAGCGCGGCTATCTCCCTGGTGGCGACCGGCACCTACCGTAAGAACTTCGCGTTTGTCCCCGAGGCCATCACGATGGCGACGGCGGACCTGGAGCTGCCTCGTGGGGTGCATGAGGCCGCGCGTGAGGCGTTCGACGGGCTGTCGATGCGTATGGTCACTGCGTACGCGGTGCTGACGGACGAGTTCATCACTCGTATGGATATCCTCTACGGCTACCTCTATGTCCGTCCGGAGTGGGCGGTGGTGGTTCCCGACACGGTTCCGTAAGGCTGAGACCAGGGGGCAAATGCCCCCTGGCGCTTTTGCGTTGCGCCAATCAGAGGAGATTTCAAAATGCCCGGTCCCTCGATCCCCGGATATCGCTTGATGCAGGCGTCCGATCTTGCGCCGGTTGTGCAGGACGGTATGACGGCGCTTGCGGGTGGTGGCCAAGCTGGCGCCACTCCCATCACCAAGGACATCAGCAGGTTTACCACGGTTGGTACGGCTGCGGATAGTGCGGTGCTCCCGGCGTCCGCTGGGAGTTTCATTGGGAGCACATTGAGGGTGGCGAATGCTTCCGCTGCCTCCATGAACGTTTTCCCTGCCACTGGCGACAAGATCAACGCCCTCAGCGCGAATGCTGCCTTTGCTGTGGCAGCTGGAACGATGGTGGCTTTCGTGTGTACCGGCCCTGGCAATTGGTACACTCACTAACCCCGGAGTGAAAGATGGCTTCCGAGTCCAGAGTCAAGTCCAACAACATTTACTCGCACATGGAGTTCCCGGACTACGAGTATCGGGAATATCCGAAGATGGTGACTGCGGGTGGAGAGTCTGCCATCGTGCAAAACCTGGACGAGGAGACCGCGTGGCTGGCAGCCCATACCGTGCTGGAAGAGCCGGCAGCGGCGGCAGTGGCTACGGTGGCTGCAGAACTCGGCAAGGTCTCGGCTGGGGGTGGGGTTCCGCCTGCGGTCGCAGTTGCTCGCAAGGGGTAATGACAAATGCCAGTGGCCGGCGATATCATCACAATGGCGCTCAAGACGGCTGGTGTGCTGGGCGTCGGCCAAACGGCACTCCCGGATGACACCAACGATGCGCTGACGCAGCTGAACTGGATGCTCTCCCAGTGGCGGCGTAAGCGGTGGTTGGTGTATCATCTGGTGGACCTTGCGCTTACGGCAAATGGCAATACCTCGTACACGATCGGGCCGGGAGGGGATTTCAACATCCCCTTTCGTCCTGACCGGCTGGAAAGTGCCTTTGTGCGACAGCTGGTTACGAGCATTCAACTCCGGGCGGACTATGGGCTGGAGATTATTGATGCTCGCGAGACCTATAATAACATCGTGCTCAAGCAGTATAACTCCTTCCCACAGACGGTGTTTTACGATCCGGGCTACCCCCTGGGGACCTTGTGGTTCACCCCTACGCCGGGGTCTGGGCAGTTCGAGATCCACCTTGCGGTGAAGGATGCGCTGCAGCAGTTCGCCACGGCCAACGATGTGATTTCGCTGCCGGAGGAATACTACGCTGCGCTCTACTTCAACCTCGCACGGAGGTTGCGAGTCAGCTATCAGCTTCCCCCAGACCCGGAACTGAACGCGCTCTGTACGGACGCCCTGAACGTGATCCGAGGCGCGGACCTGCAGTTGGCACGCCTCCAGATGCCCCCCGGTCTGCCGGGTGTGGGCAAGGGCTCTTTCGGTCAGGGCCTCTTCGGAGGTGGCACGAGCCCTGCGGGAGTGGCCATTACGGAGAACTGGGCCGGTGGTGCGCTGGTTACGTCGGGGACCTACACGCTGCTGGGCAGTGCCCCATACCAGTTCACCGTCACGGGTGCTGAGATCTATGGGGGTGACGCGGGCGGTAGCTTCAACGCCAGCATCCTCATCAACGGGCAGTTGGTGGGTGGGCTGTCCTCGGTCCCGATCACCGGCAACGCTGCAGCCCAGCTCTATCCCAGTGCTGGACCCTTCACGAACGTTAGCACTGGGGCGGTTATCACCCTGGTAATCGACACCGTGGTCGGCGCTCCGACTAACGCTTACGTGACCTTGCTCGGGTTGCGTACTTCCTAAGGGAGTTAACTATGGCTGGGACTTTCACTGCGACTGCGGAAAACCGGGTGCTGAACTGGATTTTCACCACTTCCAGCCCGACGCGCCCGACCACTTGGTATGTGGCTCTGCACACCGGCGCGAACGGTGGTGCGGGTGCCTCGAATGAGATCAGCGGCAACGGGTATGCTCGGCAGGCGGTCACGTTCACCGTCAGCGGTAATGTGGCGAGCAACTCCGGTGCGCTGTCGTTCGGTCCGGATACCACCAGCAACTGGGGCACGGTCACGGACATCACGATCTGGGACAGCCTCACCACCGGCACGTGTCTGGCTCAGGGCACGGTTGCCAGCAGCGTGGCGTATTCGGTCGGTGACACTGCCACGATCGCCATCGGCGCTCTCACCATCACGCTGACCTAATAGGTGGTGGGGAGGGAGACTGGCCATGACTGGGATCATAGTCTCCTCCACCATCGCTGATGTGGGCGGCACGCAGGTTGACGGCCGGAAATACGTGACTGAACATCACACTGACTTGGTTGGGGTGGTGCATTCGGTCACGTATTTGGCTGACAGCGGGGCGGACTACAACGCGATATTGGCAGCAAATGCTGCAGCGCTGGAGCAGAGCCTTCCGGCTGCGGAACTCCAGGCAAACATCGGGCAGATCTCCACGGTTTATCCTCCAGTGGTGACGCTGCAGTACACGACCCAGGCGGCGGTGAACGCGGAGGTTCGCACAACGTATGCTGGGGCGACGGCACTGACGGCGGTCTTGCTGGGCGAGTATCTGTCGGCACTTGCGGATGCGGACTTGGCCCTGGCGTTCGGCTATGCCTCGCCTTCGAGCGAGCTGACTGCCCTCCGCAACACCCTCAACGCTCAATCCACACTCCTTCTCAGCGGCCTAACTCAGCGAGGCCAGTAAATGGCGGACTGGTACTGCTCAAGTGTTGCGTATACGGCGGTTGCGCAATGGGCGGCGAGCCATACCTATGCGGTTGGTGCGATCGTGCGCCAGCTGGCTACGCCCACTGTTGGGAACGAGCGGTGCTTTCGTGTAAGCGCGATTACGACTGGAGTTAGTGGGGGCACCGAGCCGACCTGGACGCTGACCAAAGCTGGGACGACCACGGACTCGGGCGTGACCTGGACTGAGTGCACGGGTAACTCCGGGCAGCAGCAGAATGGGGGCGTGACCAACACTTGGACCGCTCCTCACGCGCTCATCCAAAACATGTGCTCGTGGATGGCGAACGGAGACCGAGGCTTTGTCTCCAGCGACCACACGCAGACCACCACTGGTAGCCTCACGCTCACGAGCCCTGGGGTGCTTTCCAGCTTCTTCTCGGTCAACCGAACCACCGGGAGCATCCCGCCTGCTGCGGGAGACATCACCAATGGTGCGGCTGCGAATGTTACGAGCAGCGGCATCGTGGCGCTTGGGGTTGCTGGTGGAGGGTTTTGGCAAGGGTTTACGTTTACGAGAGGAACCGGATCGGACGCAAATGGGAACTTGAACGTTGGGTCTGGCTCTGCCAACTCGTACTACATGAAAAACTGCTCCTTCGTCCTGGGTGGGACTGGAGCTATGAGTATTGTCTTTGGCCAGACGAATGTCTCGAAAATTGTCCTGGACAATCCGACGTTTCAGTTCGCTGCAGTTGGTCACTTTATCCAGATCCTGGATGCGTATGTAACTCTGGTTGGGGGCTCGGTTAGCGGTGCAACGATCCCAACAACGCTGATTACCAGCACTAATATGCTGGGGGCGCTTGATGCTAGAGGGTTTGACTTCAGTTCTCTGACCTCGGGTAAGACGATACTGGGTGCGGGTATTTCGAGCATCTTTATGGCCACGCTCTCGAATTGTAAGCTGTCGGCGACCCTGAGCATCATCGGGGGTTCGCCCACGGCTCCAGATGACTTTAAGCTGGATGTGGTTAACTGTGATAGCGCAGCCACGGGCTATCGGAATGAGCGCCATCGCTACCAGGGCGACCTGACGACTGAGACCACCATCACCAGGACTGGTGGCGCCAGCGACGGCGTGCAAAAGGTCTCGCACAAGGTCGTGACGACCGCTAACGCCAGTATCAACAACCCGTTTGAGTGCTTCCCACTGTTTATCTGGAACCCCACCACTGGGAGTTCCAAGACCCTCACGATTGAGTTTATTAGCAGCGGCACGCTGAATAATGATGATATCTGGGTGGAAGTGGACTATCTGGGGAGTTCGAGTACTCCCATCGCTTCGTTTGTGAACAACACTATCACCACTCGTTTGACCACGCACGCAGCCCAGACAAGCTCGGCGGCTGGTTGGGATAGTTCGCCCGCGACGCCGGTCACACAGAAACTGACGGTGAGTTTCACCGCACAGCTTGCTGGGTTGGTGCGGGCGCAGGTGAAAGTAGCCAAGGCCTCGACCACAGTTTACGTGGATCCCCTCATCACGCTGACCTAGGAGGGGGACATGGGGAATAAGCAATATGCCATTCCCACTCCAGGTGGTGTGGCGTACGTTACTGAGAACAACGAAGACCAGCAGTATTTGCTGCCAAACGCTGCGTATTTGGCGGACACTGGCGGGGTAGCGAGGGCACTCACGGCGACGCTGGCACCGAGCAGTGTGCTGGCGCTTGCGCTGCATGGGGCAAGAGCGGTCAGCGGGGCGATTGCGCCGACCAGTGTGGTTGCGGCGAGTATCGCTCGGGGACGGGCGCTTCAAGAGTCCATTGTCCCGTCGAGTGCACTGGCCGCTACGCTCAAAGGCACGCATGTTCTTGCTGAGGCAATTGCGCCGACGAGCGTACTAGCCGCTGCACTAACAAGGTCCCGAGCACTTGCACCGGCGTTTAACCCAACGAGTTTGCTGGTAGGGGGTCTCTCCAGGAACATTCCACTGACCGCTGCATTGGCCTCGCACATTGCGCTTGTGGATGGGATTACCAAGGGCCGGACGATTATCTGGACTCCCACTCCCACCAGCGTCCTGGCGGTGACGGTGCAGAGATACCGAGCCCTTAGTGTGGCGATGACCCCAACCTCGCTCCTGGGGGCAGGCCAACACAAAGGCCTCTACATCAACATTGGACCGAATACCAGTATACTTTCCGCGCAGCTGCGCAATCGGACCTTGGTGTGTGCGATCGCTCCGCGTTCGGTTTTGGCTGTGGCTCAAGTTCGACTCAAGGGCCTTAGCGCGAACATCACCCCCACCTCGACAGTGGGCTCGCCAGTTGTCATGGGTTCTCGCAGGCGCCCTTCGCTTACAATGGTGGACTGAATGAAGATCAATCTGCTAGGAGGCACGTATCAAGCACGGAGCGTCATTGCGAGCGCTCAGCGGTGCTTGAACCTGTTTCTCCAGCGGACGCCACTGGAGCAAGGGGAACCGAGTCCGGCGATACATTTGCCTGCACCGGGACTGGTGCCGCTGAGCACCCCGTTTCAGGCCATGTCGATGGGGTTCAAGCCTACGTCGCAGGTGAACGCGGCGTTGGTGCGCTGGAGGCCTGCGGCCCTTTCCATCTCGTGGGCACCCAAAAGTACTCTGGTCGCGACGCTACGGCGCTTGCGTCCACTTGTCATCAACTACAACATGACGAGTGTTTGGAGCCCTGCGCTCGGAAAAAACCTACTGGAGAACATCAACCCGGTGAGTGCGCTCAGTGGCACTCTTGCGCGCTCCCGCCCACTGAGCGAGGACATCAGCCCGAGTTCGTTCCAAGTTGGGGCGATTGGTGACATCCTGGCAGCTGGGCACATTGCAGAAGGACTCCTTCCAATGTCTCACCTAGTTGCTATTATGCACAAGAAGGGAGCCCTCACGTGGGCGATTGCTCCGACCAGTGCACAAGCGGCCACCTCCCACCGGGCACGGCCGCTGGCGGAAGCGGTGGCATCGACGAGTGCCCTGGCGGCAACAGCCCTTAACTCGCACCTGAATGGTGGGGCCATTGTCCCGACGAGTGCGGTTGCGGGTACTCTCGGGCGGAAGCGTCCGGCCAGTGCTGCGCTTGTGCCGAGGAGTGCTCAGGCGGTGGCTGTGGGGAGGAAACGGCAGCTCAGTGCCGCTGTGGTTCCGAAGAGCGCCCAAGCCGGTACGCTGCACTCGCTGGGAAGGATGGCAGCGACGATCTCGCCGACCTCGAAGCTTGGCGCTACGCTTACCCCCAATGGGGCCGGGACTGGGTATTATACCGCTGTGCGGAACTGGTACGTTGCCACCAACGGCAGCGATACAAGCGGGACTGGGACCCAGACTCTGCCGTGGGCTACGATCCAGGGCGCCAATAATAGTGGAAAGCTCCAGGCCGGCGACGTGGTCAACGTGGCGCCAGGGGTGTACTTTACCACCGGCTACGGGCTCACAGCGGGCGGCAACACCAACAGCCTCACGGGGTATGTGGTCTACCGGAGCACGACGCCCTTCGGTGCTGTCATCCGGGTGAACACCGGCGCGCAGTCCATCATTGTGGTCACTGGCAATTACATTATGCTGGATGGGTTTGAGGTCGACGGAGGTAACGCCGGTCGGACTTCTCCCCTTACCACTGAGAACGGGATCTATTTCCAGGGCCACCACAACAACGCCCTCAATAACAAGTGCCATGACTGCGGCGGCAATGGGATCGGCGCGCTCTTCAAGGACTGGTACACGCTGGATGGGAATATCTGCTACAACAACGCAGTTTACAACACCTTCCAGACCTCGGGTATCAGCATCTACGAGCCTGGTGCGACTGCGTATACTCCATCCGCGGCGGACCTCGCTGCCACCTACCACATCATCGTCCAGAACAATATCTGCTACAACAACGGGGAGTATGGAGTTCCGGGCTCGGGGCATACTGATGGCAACGGCATCATTATGGATGACTGGCTGGGGTCGCAGGGCAACAACCCCTATCAGAAGGGAGTTGCGTACCCTTACCAGGGCCTCATCCACAACAATACCTGCTACACCAACGGCGGCCGAGGAGTGCATATTTTTCAATCTCGGAACTGCACTGTCACCAATAACACTGCATACAACAACATGCAGGACCAGAACCTCACCGGAACGGAGCGTGGGGACATCTGCTGTGTGGACAGCAACAACTGCACCTTCACCAACAATAAGTCCACCAGCACCAGCGGCACCACGAACTGGCTCCAGTACAACACGGCGGTACTCCACGCGAGGTGCACGAGCATCACTTGGACCGGCAACGCTACTTACGATCCGAGGACTGGGCAGCGCAGCTACAACATCGATGATGCGACTGTGCGCGCTAACTTCCCCACCAATAACCCACTGGGAGGCTTGCTGCCGTGAGTAAGGTTTATCTCCGAGGTGGGAGTTATCAGGCCCAGAGCCTTATTGCTGGGGTGCAGAGGTGTCTCAACCTCTACGCTGAGGCGATGCCACGGATGCAGGGGGAGCAGCAGGACCAGCAGAGTGCGAATGTCATCACTGGGTTCTTGCCCAAGGAGAGCTATACGTATTATCCGACTCCGGGGTTGGTTAACCTTGGCGGTACGATCAAGCCCCTCCATGCGAAGTTCTTCCCGACCTCGGATGTGGAGCTTTCGCGTGGGGTTTCGCTTGGTGCGTGCATCAGCCAGTTCAAGTGGAAGAACACCTATCTGACTGGGAACTACCCAGATGCCCATGCGTCTGAGCCTGATATGTATGGAAACTTGGTGCTGAACTCATTCCCAGGCTATCAGGCATATGGGTTCAGGCCGAGTGATGGGGCGCTGCTGTGGAATATCCAGATCTCGGATCTGGTCACGATGATTAACTCGTGGTTGGCTTCGGAATGGAGTGCTCCGCCCATTTACGCCGCTAACTATGGGAACGTGCTCTACGTCGCGCCGATCTGCGGCGGACAGTACTTGTTGGCACATTTCCAGCCAGAGGGGAGTTCTTCCTCCTTCAACTACTGGTGGTGCTTGCTGCGACCCAATCCCACTGGACGCCCGACATTTGTTGCGGGAGTGTATTTCAGCGGACTGCTCAACAGCCCGTATCTCGGGCGCTTGAACAAGGTCACGGTGGCCGGTGGGCAGTCCACTAGCGATCCGATACTCTACATCGGGGCGTTTGCTGTTGCTGGGACTCATTCCGAGATCACGGTCCTCCCATCGGTGGACCAGATCATCGGCAAGACCTATAACCTGGACTCATTCGGGGCAATCCAGCCGATTACTACTCCTGGACTCATCAACAACCAGACATACTATCCGATTGGTACGCTCAATCTCTCCACCAACTTCTTCTTGCAGACTGGTGGGCAGTCCGAAGGCAACCCCAACACGCAGGGGGGCTTTTGCCTGCCAGGGCCGAACAACCACACCAATCTCTATATCTATCTCAATCGGCTGGAGATGGATTGGGCACAGCAGGGGCTTAGCAATAGCAACCCAGAGGCAGCGATCCTCCAGCCCACTTACCCGCTGGGGGCGATGCTGAAAATCCAACTGGGCTTGGTGCAGTGGACCAACATCGCTGGGGCGACTGCAACCCCGATGTATACTGTGGATAATGCGAACTGGGTGGATGGTACTGGTGCCTCGGTGCTTCCTTTTACCGATGAGTACAGCAACATCCGCACCCACACTGCAGGCGCCACTTACGACGCATATATGCCCAAGCCTGGGCTGCTCAAGAATGTCGGGGATGGGACTTGGGTAGTGGGAATGACTATGAATGGGATGGAGTCCATCACCGGGCTTTCCCTGACAACCGCGAAGTATCAGGCTCTTCGTCCGTTTGTGTATTATCCGGGACTTGAGAAGTTCGTCCAGGGTGTGGCTGGGGGTTGCTGGGTCTACCAATACAAGGACCTCGATCCCACCGCTCTACACTTCTACGATGACAACGAGCAGATTTTCTGGATTGACCCTGTGACGGGGTACTTGAATATGTATGGTGTAGCTGTGGGTGGAACGTACACCTATGTCTACATGAGCACCTACAGCACCATTACTCTCCCGTGAGGATGAAATGCCCAGAAATGGCCCCATGCGCGGACTCTACACAGCCTCTACGGGCGTGCTCTATGCTGTGGACACCAACACCCTCTATTGGGTGGATGCGACTTGGACGTTCACCGCGCTGGGGAGCATTCCTGGAGGCACCACCCCGGTAAGCATGGCCGACAACGGGGTGACGCTCATTCTGGTGGATGGGAGTGCCAACGGGTGGTTGGTGGACCTCAACACCAACACCATGACTCAGATCGATCCCACCAGTGCAAACCCGGATGAAACTGGGTTTTACGGGGCGGACAAGGCTGATTTCATGGATACCTTTCTCATCCTGAACAAGCCCAATACCCCATTGTTTTACTGCTCTGGGAGCGAGGCCACCACATTCGGGGCGTTGGACTTCGCCGGCAAGGAGACCTACGCGGACAGCATTGTAACGCTCTCGGTCATCCATTCGTTCATCTGGCTCTTCGGCAGATACACCACGGAGTTCTTCTTTAACTCGGGTGGGCAGTCGGGTGGCACGTTCCCGTTCGAGCGGGTGCAAGGGAACTTCCTGAACCATGGGTGTGCAGCGAAATACTCGGTGGCCAAGGGTGGTGAGTCGGTTTTCTGGCTCAGCCAGAACCTCAATGGCACTGCTATGGTGCTGGAAGGCACCGGAGCGAACTTCACTGCCTCCCGCATCAGCACCCACGCCATCGAAACCGCTATCAGCGGGTACTCCACCATCTCCGATGCGATTGGGATGTTTTACCAGCAGGAAGGCCATGGGTTCTATGTGTTGACCTTCCCGACTGCGGACAAGACCTGGGTTTACGACGCGACCACTGGGTTTTGGCACGAGCGATGCTGGTTGGATGGCAACGGGGTGGAGCATCGGCATCGGATGAACTGCTGCGCGTTCGCTTACGGCAAGGTCGTGGTGGGGGACTGGGAGAACGCGAACCTCTACGCGCTTGACCCTACGGTGCAGACGGACTTCGGCGGGCCGATGAAGTTCCTCCGCTCGTTTCCTCATCTGCTCGACGAGGCCCACCGCCTTGTCCACAACCGCTTTGTGGCGGACTTGCAGGTTGGCGATGCTCCAAGCGGTCAGAATGTGCAATTGCGCTGGAGTGACACCAGAGGTGCTACCTGGGGTCCGTACGTTCCACAGACGATGGGGGACAACGGCAACTACTACACATCGATCCAGTGGCGTCGCCTGGGTATGGCCAGGGATCGGGTGTATGAGCTGAGTTGGAATGCAGGTCCTACCGCTCTCCAGGGGGCCTGGATCGATATCACACCCTCGAAGACCTAGGAGTCCCCCATGGCCAATCCAGTTTCCAGTGCTGCCCTCCAGGGGCTTCCCAGTGCGGACTCGCCGCTTGTTGCTCTCAGCGACGGTAAAATCACCAGCGGGTGGTATGCTCTCATGCGGGCGCTGTGGATACGCACTGGGCAGTCGCTGGGGGTGGTTACGCAAAGCGCGGTTGACTCGGCGGCAGCGGCAAAGGCTGCGGCAGCGGCAGCCCAGGCCAGTGCGGATGCGGCCCTCGCGGCAAGTTCCCTCGCGTTGCTGCGGGCGAAGAACCTGGACGACATCCCGAGCCCCAGCACGGCTCGGGCGAACCTGGGTCTGGGCAGCGCAGCCCTCAACAACACGGGGGATTTCCTCCAGCCCAGCACTGCCATCCTCGTAACCGAGGTAGATGTGGGTGCGAACAAGGTGGTGGGAGCACGGCAGACCGGTTGGACCGCTCCCACCGGCAGCCCTTCTCGTGGCACCTTCAACGCCTCGTGGACTCAGTCCATCTCCAACCCTCCTACCCAGGCTGAAGTCCAGGCCCTTGTCACCCAGATCCAAGTGCTGAGCACGCGCTTGGCGGCGTTGGAGGTTGACCTCACCACTCACGGGCTGATTGGCGCTTAAGGGGATCTGGGACCACAGCTTGGGTGGGGCGTGTGTCGTGGTGGGTTGATTGCTGGCGGGACGGTGTTACCCTTCCGCTGAGGAGAACTCGGTAATGCGTAACTTCCATCAGTTGCTTTCAGGCATTAACGTGGAGCCCCTGCGGTTCCAGCTGATGTTGAACCCACAACTCTGGAACGCCCACCGTGCGCGTAAGGATGCGGAGGGCTCTCCCCACAGCGCCATGGATGATATCTGGGTGAGGTGGAAAGAGGGTGAGCGTGGAGCGCAGCCATTTTTCCCCGGGTGGCTGGAAGCGTGGCATATTCTGCCGGCGTTGCGCCCGCTGGTGTTTGGGTTGATGCAGCATGTGGGAGCGACGTTCCTGGGTGGGGTGCTCATCACTCGGATACCGCCAGGGGGTGAAATTCTCCCCCATGACGATAAGGGGACTTGGCACGCCGAGAACCTCAACGTCAAGGTCTATGTGCCGATCCAGAGCAATGAGCATTGTGTGAACTGCTGCGAAGACGAGCAGGTGAACATGCGGGCTGGTGAGGCTTGGTACTTTGACAACCTTAAGGTTCACTCAGTGCACAACGCTGGGGCTGTCGACCGGATCACCCTGATCGTTTGTATGCGAGTGGAATGATGATAGAGTACGTGAAACTTCCCTCTGACGCCACGGTTGAGGTGGACTTCCGGACTGCTGATGAGGTCTTCATCAAGCAGATGTCGGTCAAGTACGCTGGGACGTTGCTACCGCAGCACTCCCATAAGTACGACCACACCACGCTGGTAGCGGCTGGGAGTGTCGAGATCTGGGTGGATGGAGAGTCCATCGGAACGTTCGCAGCCCCGCACCCGGTGCTCATCGCCAAAGGCACCAAGCACCTGTTCAAGACCCTCGAAGACAACACTGTGCTTTATTGCATCCATAACCTGACTCACGGGCCTGTCGTTGAGGTCCTGGAAGAACACCAGATCATAGGAGACGTGTGATGCCCTGGGGTGCAGCAATCGGCGCTGTTGGCAGCATCGTTGGCGGAGCGCTTGCGGGCGGAGGCTCTAGCGGTTCGCAGGGCATCGCCAACAACGCGGTCGGGACTTGGACGAAGGAGCTGCAGAGCCAACTCGACCTAGCGAACTCGAACACCAACCCGTATATCGGCACCTTCAACAAGGCTCTGGCGCCGCTCGCCCAGAACCTCCAGAGTTACATCAAGCCCTTCACACCGGGGGACTTGACCCAGACACCCGGCTACCAGTTCACTCTCAACCAGGGTCTCAAGGCCACGCAGAATAGCCAGACGGCCAGGGGACTGGGGGTGAGCGGTGCGGCGATCCAGGCCGGGGACCAGTACGCCACTGGGCTTGCTGACCAGACCTACAACCAGCAGCTCCAGAACTACATGGCCCAGAACCTCCAGGGCTACAACATGCTCACCGGTATGGCCACGACGGGACTCCAGGGCGCGCTGCAGCAGGGCAACCAGGAAGTCGGCGCAGGGTCCACGATGGGCGGCTGGGGTATGCAGGGCGCGGGGCTGAGCGGTGCGTATAATGCGATGGGAGCAAACTCCTTCGCAGGTGGCGTTACGGGAGCGGCGGGGCTGATGGGCGCGGCTATGAGCCCGAATGGGGCGGGTAGCTCGCTCTCCGGCGGCGGGTTCCTCGGCAACGCGATTAGCTCCGGTTACAACGCACTCTTCGGTCCGGCCACCGCGCCTTCCAGTGGTGGCTCCGCGATCGACGCTTTGGCTGGAATTGGCATGGGTGCTAACCCGTATTAATGGAGATTTGATATGTCGGTGAGTCTCCCTCTTGCTCCTCAGTATATCCCCGATGTGATGAAGCAGGCGCTTGAGGCGACTGAGATCCAGCGGGGGCAGGCATCCATCGCTGCGACCAACCTGCAAATGCAGCAGGACAAGGCGAACTTCCTCCGGAACGCGCTGGCTTCGACGATTATGAAGTCGGACTCGACGCCGGATGATGCGCGAGCGGCTTTGACGCAGGCGGCGGGATTGCTGGGCGATCCTGTCACCAACCGCATGGCCTTGGCCATGGCTGGAAACCTGCCGCAGCCCACCGGGGATGCCACGAAGGATGCCAAGGCTTGGAATGGCGTCAAGGCCATGACCAATGCGGCTATGATGGACCCCAACACTCGGGCGAAGTATGGGACGCCTCAGGCCGTTGATATCAACACCGGAGCAAATCAGCTTTACGGTGCGACTCGCGATCCGCTGAGTGGGCAGCTGCTTTCCGGTCCCTCCAGTTATGTTCCCAACCAGGCCTCGCCGGAGGCCCAACTCCAGCGTGGTCCTGGTGCCCCGAACTCGGTGGGTGCTCCTACCACTCTGCCGTTGGCACAACAGCCCGGTGTGCCCTCGACGCTGGTTGGGTCGCCTGGGATGGTTTACACGGGCAACGGCGCACCGCCTCCGGGCATGACCACGGAAGCTCCCGGAGGGGCAGGCACCGCACCCACGGCCACTCCGAACACGGTCTCCAGCAAGGACTGGGCCAACGCTCAGGGGGATATTGAGAGTGGGATGCAGGCCCACGCCAAGAACCCCAACTCCACCGCCGCTGGTGTGCATCAGTTCAACGAGTCGACTTTTGTCGATAGGATGAAAAAGGACTACCCCACCAATGTCCAGGGGATGAGTGATACGCAGATCGCCAGTCTGCGCTACGATCCGAAGTGGTCTTCCGAGGTGGCTCAGGACTACGCCTCGAAGAACGCTGCGACGCTGGCGCAGGCGGGATTTCGGCCCACTGCAGACGTGGTCTCGCTTGCCCACCTCGCGGGTCCGACGGGGGCGGAGAGCATTCTTAGGAACCCCAACTTGCCGGTGAGCGAGTTCTTGAGCAGCGAGGCGGTTAAGGCCAACGGGCTCCAGGGCGTGACCGGGGCGCAGTTGTTGACCAAGATCCAGTCGAATTTGAACGGCCGCTTGGCACCGGGATGGCAGGGGAAGCCGCTGGACTTCAGCGCATGGCAGGGTTCGCCGGGAGCGCCTCCGGCGGCGCAAGGTGGGGCTCCGGTTGCACAAGCGGCGCCAGCGGCCCCGGCTGCAGCGGTCAGGCCCGGTGGGAACTCGCAGGTCATTGGTCTGCCTCCTGGCGCTGAGCAGGCCATCAACGCGTCCACCACTGCGTACAACAGTGCGCTCCAGGACACGCGCACTTACAAGCAGAATGTCTTCCCGATGGAGCAGGCTTACAAGGCCCTCTCCAGCGACACCCCCAGTACCGGCCGTGGGTCTGAGCCCCTCTATCGGGCTTCGGCAGTTATCCGCAGCCTGACGCCTCCGATGATTGCGGACCTGATCCCCTTTATCATGACCGAGCCCCAGATCACCAATCGTGAAGAGGCGAACAAGTACCTCCAGGGCCTCATCATCCAGAACAAGAACAAGAGCGTGGAGGAGTTGAACACTCGCGAAGCGGCCAATCCGACTGTGGATATCAGCCCGGCGGCGGCAAAGACTGTGCTCGGGGCGCAGATCGCGATGGCGAGAATGAACCAGGCGCTCACGCAGCAGTTTATGCGGGAGAACCCGGATCAGAACACGGCTGGGGCGCAGTACAACGCTTGGATGGCGCAACATGCTCCCAAGGTCGATCCTCATGCGTTCGCGACTGACTTGGACAACAAGAACGCGCATGAGTACTACAAGGGGCTCTCCCCGACGCAGAAGAGTCAGTTCCAGGCCAGTCATGAGCTGGGGGTCACTACCGGCGTGATTGGGGAGTAACGGCAATGGCTGATGCTTTCGAGGACAGGGTGTTTGGAAGTGGGAACGGAGGGGATACCTCTTCCGCTGCCGCTACGCCTGCACCTGTGCCTGATCCGTTTGAGTCCAAGGTGTTTGCTCCCTCGATCCCCGCTCCGATGGGGGCACCTGCGCAAGCGGCGGCACCAACCATGCTGGGGTCTCTGTGGGCTGGTGGCAAGCAGGGCATCAGGGACGTCGGCAACACGCTCACGAAGTTCTCCGACTGGGTGGACAATAAGGTGCCTGCGCTCAAGGCCCTGGACGTTGCCGACGGTCTGGACCCCACTCCCCAGGTGGCTCGGGACAAAGCTGCGACCGCGGCGTTCGAAGTCTCGCCTGAGGGGAAGAGTGACTCCGGGCAGTGGGGTCGGTTTGGCGGGCAGGTACTGGCAACAGCGCCGTTTCTTGGGGCAGTTCCCAAGGTCGGTTCAGGCGTGTTGGGAGCTGGTGTAACGGGTGCAATCCAGGGTGCCGGCGCTGCGGCGTTGACCTCCTCCACCTCGGACGAGCCCGTGTGGAAGCAGGCCGCGATGGGGGCTGGGCTTGGTGGTGCGGTGGGCGCTGGCGCAGGGGCACTGAGCAACTACCTGTTGCCTGTGGTTGACCCGGCTGTCGCGAACATGGCCCAGTACGCCAAGAACAAGTTCGGCATCCAACTCTTGCCCTCGCAACTATCCACCGAGGGTGCGACAGGCGGGAGTGTGGAACAGATCAAGGACTTCACCAAGAAGGTGACTGACGCGGTGGGGATGAAGGACAACGTTATTACCCCTGATACGGTCAGCGCTCATCTCAATCGGGTGGGGCAGGACATGGACACGCTCATGGGGCAGCATAGCCTCGTGGCCGATCCACCGTTTGTGCAGAAACTCGGAGGGATTTACTCCGATGCGATGAATGACTTCCAGCCCAGCGTCACGCTCGGGCCGGGTGGGAAGGTGGTTTCGACGACGGACACCGCTGAGCGGTCTCGCATCAAGTCTCTCTTCCAGCGGATCAACGGAGCAATCGACCCCGCCACTGGGGAGATCGACGGTCCCACGCTGCAGGCCCTGGCAGACTCCCGATCGGCCCTGGCGAAGGACGCACGGAGTAAGGTCTCCGGCACGTCGTATGTCTCGTCCCAGATCCTTGATGCGTTGCGGGAGCAGTTCGAAGCGAATGCGGGTGCGGACGCTGGGAAGTGGTCGCAACTCCGGCAGCAGTACCAAGCGGGACTTGCGTTGCAGAAGCCTGCGGTGGCGGCTGGTCCGACCGGAGTCATCAACCCACAGGGGTTGCAAGCGGCGCTCAAGCCCGGCAGGAACTATGGGGATCTCAGCGATTTGGCGCAGATCGGGCGGTATTTGCCTGCGCCCAACGCCAGCGGGGGGATGAAGTCCTCCTCCCTGATGGATCACATACGGCCGCCGTTGGTGGCTGGTGGGTTGGACTTCCTGGCCCACAGCGATCCCCATGAGGCGATACTGACGTCGCTGGGTGTGCAGACGGCACAAAGCGTGGGGAACGTGGTCCGGCGGGAGCTGCAAAGCAGCCCCTGGGTGGCGAACCAGCTTATTCAAAAGTCCTTGGGCCGGGGCAATGCTATCGATGCCCTCGGTGCGGTAGCTCCTGGAGCCGCTGCTGAACTTTACGACGAGCCGAAAGTTCGTAGCACTTTCCAACCATAAGGTAAAGGCCGATGGTGCCGAGGAGCAAAAGGTCTTTGGCATCATCGGAAAGCGGAGCTATCCAAAGCCCCGCGATTACGAGTAGCAGCGCAGCCATAAAGGCCACGAAGCGGATGAGGGTGCCGAGGCAATGGCAGCCCCATGCTCCAAACACAACGACAAGGACGATGGGCAGGGCGAGACTCATGGTGGGGGGACCTGGGAAGAGTTGAACTCGGGGAATGATGATCGCACAATTGGACTCAAATGTCAATCCGTAATTTTACGGCGGTTTGGGAGAGTTGCTATGGATCTACCTCGTGGAATACGAAACGATAACCCAGGGAATATCCGACCGGGAGCACCGTGGCAGGGAGCCACTGGCGACGATGGAGGCCAGAACGGATATCTGGTGTTCAGCGATCCGGTGTACGGCCTGCGGGCGATTGTCCGCATTCTCAACACCTACTACACCCGCTACCACCTCCACTCCGTCAGCGCCCTCATTGGACGCTGGGCACCTCCCAGTGACGACAACCCAACGGACGAGTACGTAGGGTTTATCTGCAAGGCGCTTGGGGTGGGGCCTGATGTGGAGATCACCCTGGACAGCTCCACGGTCAAGCCGTTTGTGGACGCTATCGTCCGGTTCGAGAACGGTGATCCGACCAAGTACGGACGGACGGAGTGGTACTCGGACGAACTTGTGAATTCAGCCATTGCCATGGCGTATGGAGCGTGAGATGGGCATTCTAGCGTTGATCCCAATGATTGCTCCCGTTGTGGAAAAGGTTCTGGACTACATCCCCGATCCAGTGGAGAAGGCCAAGGCCCAGGCGGCGGCAGCCCAAGCGCAACTCGATGCGATGGTGCAAGCGGCGGCGGCGCAGACCGACATCAATAAGGTGGAGGCTGCAAGCAACAGCGTGTTTGTGGCTGGGTGGCGGCCCTTCGTTGGGTGGTGCTGTGGGGGTGCTTTCGCATACCAGTTTGTTTTCCAGCCCTTCCTTGGGTGGATTGCGAACTTGGTTGTGGTGAACCTTGGGGGGACGGTGCCGCAGCTGCCGACACTGGATACCAGTCAACTCACCACGGTATTGCTTGGGTTGCTGGGACTAGGAGCAATGCGATCATACGATAAGGTTCAGGGGACTACGAAAGGACACTGATTATCCGAGGGAGCGGGCAATGGCTGAAATGGAAGAAGTAACAAGCTGGCTGGAAAGCCGAAGACTCATCAGTGCTCAACTCGCCTCTTTGGATATGAGCATCAAGGAGTTGAGCGTGCGTATTGACAAATACAACGACGCCGCGAGGGAGAAGACAAACAGCATGTCGCTGGAGACTAGGGAGGCAATCAACGAGATGAAGATCCGCATCTCGATGATTGAAGTCCAGGCGAAAATCTGGAGCAGCGTTATCGGGGTCCTGGCAGGCGGCGTGGGGTCGGTGCTGGTGCTGGTGCTGGCGAATGGGGTGCACTTGAAGTTGATGGGTGCGCTGCACTTGCCGGTGTTCAATGTGCCTATGTAGGAGGTGCGGATGTGGAACTGATCTTGGGTGAAGCTCATCGGCTTGATCGGGTGATTGAGCTACTGGAAGAGATTTTATCGACGGAGAAGCAGATCATGGCGACAGTTCAGGACGTGGCGAATGCGGTGGCGGCTGCGGCAACGGTGCAGCAGGAGGCAATTACGCTGTTGGGGACGCTGACGGCGGCGGTGAAGGCGGCTGAGGCGGCTCCTGATCCGACCGCACTCCAGGCGGCGATCGATGCGATCACTCAGCAGACGGCGGCTCTGCAGGCAGCGGTGACGGCCAACACCCCGGTTCCACCGGTTGCGCCTGCGGCGTAACACTGGGGCCACCTACCACAATCATAAGCCCACAAACACCTGGGGGCAGAGCCATCAAACGCTCTGCCCCCTTTTAGTCTCTCCAGCTCCGGTCCATTGCCCGAGGCATGTAAAGGTCAGTGCCGGGCTGCTGGACGATCCATTGGGCGCGGGTGGCTTGCTCGATGATGCGGGGGATGACCATGGACGGGGCTTTGTCCTGGAGGAATGCCCCCAGTTTGAAGCCGGGGACCAGGGACTTGGTGCGGTTCCACTCTGCCATAGCGTAGATGTGGAGTTCCCGGATGAGTTCGTCGTCGGACTTGCGCTTCATGTCCTGGAAGATAATGGGCATGGTCATCTCGGCCGAGAGGAGCCAAGTTCGGGCGCGGTTGAGGTCTTCCAGGGTGATGACGAACGGGCCGACTCCGGAGACCCGACTCACCGAGGCGATGATGCAGAGCTTGATGAGATTGACGAGCCTCCGGACGCAGTAGTTGGTGAGCTTCGGGTGGATAGGAATGGGTTCCAGCCCCCCTTCGTACCACCTCACCAGTTCGTCCTGGGTTTCCAGCTCCCACTCCACAATCCCATGAGCATCGACCATGGCTTTGAGCCCGACCAGTAGATGGTCGAGCGATCGCTCCTTGACCTCGGCGAAGAGATCCATGTGGGGCTTCACTGCGGAGTACACCATGATGACCCTGGACATGAAACCCTGGGTCCAGGCCTCTTCGGGTATCCAGGTGGAAAGGAAGCCGGGCTGAGTGCCTGCGATGATGTTGAGTTGCGGCCGGACGATCTCCACGCTTTTGCTGGTGCGCCGGCGTTCCGCGAAGATATCTGGGCAGTCATAGATATCGGTCAGGACTGACAGGAACTCCAAATCATGCGAGGGGATGAGAACCCCGAGTTCGCTCGACGCCACACTCAGCGCGTTGTACTCGATAATCTCGGTCTCGCTGATGTGGGAGATGAAGTGGGACTCTTCCAGCACGTCGAGGAGTGCGGCCTTGGTGACGCTGTTGGGCGCGACCTTGACGTGCTTTGTGCCAACCCACAGGCGGCGCAGGGGTTCCATCGCCTTGGACTTCCCCACGCCCGGAGGCGCCACCAGCATCAAATAGAGGTTCGGAAAGATCTCCCCTTGGGTAGTACGGGCTCGTACCCTATGCTCAAGCGCTCCCGCCACGGCCGAGATCCCACACCAAAGGCGGAAGACCTCGGGACTTGGTAGGTTGTCGGTGGAGTGCATCCACTCTGAAATCCAGTCACCCATGCGGGTCCTCCCAGCGCAGTTGCAGCGCAGTTGCGTCAGAACACCCGATCAAGGCCCTCAAGTCGGGGGCGCAGAGCAGTACCCTTTTTCAGTCCATTTGGGTTGGTCTTTGGGTCATAGCTGGCCCAGTTGTACCCAGTCTTGCACTCGCCGGGGACGATCAGCTGATGGCCCTGGTACTCGTGCCGGATGTCGATCAGTCCCAGGGTGGTCTTGCAGACCTCGGGGAGGTCGGCGGTGACGGGGACCTGGAAGTAGATCGCATCATGGACTTGGGCCAGGAGCTGGATCGCGTTCCCGAAGTGCTTCCACACCTTGTACAGCCCCAGGTTCATTCGCATGGCGGTTGAACTCTGGGGGGAAAATGCAATAGCTTCGCGGAGGGTCGTGTCGTCATTGGGACGACCGAAGAAGGTCCTGGTGACGTCCCAGGGAGTGGTGAGTTGGTGGGTGGTTTGGATTTGGGTTGCAACCCACTGGTGCCACTTGGGAATTGCAGGATACGCGCCGAAGTACGCGCGCTGGAAGTTCTCCATGATACGGAGGACGACCTTGAGGTGCCGTGCCATGGTCCAAGGAGTGCCCATGTAATTACTACCATGGCCACCACGCTTAGCCAGATCCCGGTAAGAAAACTCTCGGTAGAACTTCTCGTCGGCAATCGCACGATCGAGCTTGGGGTCTCCGGTCCAGGGGAGTTCGGGCCAGATGAGTTTGGTGGTCGTGACATGAAGGTCCCCCGAATAGCAGGCGTCCAGATATGTCCAGTCCCCAAAGATCGTGCCGCAGAGCCAACCAACCTCGCGGCTTTCCGCCTGCTCCAGGTCAATGCCGACCAGGACGTAGCCCGGGTCCGCTACGAACATTTTCCGGAGTTCGGGGGCAATGTTCTGGATGTTACGGCCTGTGCCGGTGCTGCTCCCGCTGGAGGACCAACGCCAGGTTTCAGTTCCAGCGATGTTGAAGGAGGTTCGGAAGCGGCCGTCCCCGTCTATCTCGGTTTCCAACACCTCCAGCTGCTTGGCGTAGTCCCGGATGGCGAGGATGGTGTTGATGATCGGGAGGGCGTGGAAGTAGATGGAGAGCTTTTCCAAGGTCTCCCGATCGGTGGAGAGGCGGCGGATGCCCTTCTTGCTGCTCCAGTGCTCCGGCAGCTTCATCTCCCCGTAGAAGAAGTCGATTAGCTGCTTGGGACTGCGAGGGTTCAGTCCTTTCCCCCAGACCGCAAAGGCCAAGCGATCGAGCACCATCGTAAGGTGCTTGAGCTTGGTGCGGAGGGCCTGGGCTCCGATTTGCCTCTCGGTCTCGTCAATGCGGAAGCCGCGCATGGACATTTCCAGGGCAGGTCCCTGGAGTGCACGTTCGAACCCATAGACCTCGGGCTCTTGGTTGAAGAGCGTTTGCAGGGCATAGAAGACCTCGAGAGTTACCATGCAGTCCAGGCCGTTGTAGACTTGGTCGTTCTGCGGTAGGCGGTCGTCGGGCTTCAGCTCGTGGGTTTTAATGAGCATCTGTTAGATGCTCCTGTGGTCGATAACCACGCCGAGGAGGGTGGCGAGTTCAATCTCTGCCTTCATGCCCGGGGAGATCCCGAGGTTGGCGTAGACTGCTAGCAAATCCGCCTTGACCATCCAGGCCGAGGCCGCGGCGATCGCTAGGTTCCGGTCCACCTCATCCATGTCATCGAGGACCTGCGGGTACAAGAGGTGCGACACCAGCGGGGCCTCACCCCTGGCAAAGCTATCCTCCATCGCGTTCTTTGCGTACTCGACGTTCCGCCTGCGGATCGAGATGTTGGGACCGGCGAAAGGGCTGGCAACGATGACGCAGAGCATGAGCGGAGCCTCCGGGGTGGGGAACGGTATCAGGATACGCATCGACGGAAACGGCGGAATGCGGGGCAAGGGATGGGCAACCCCGTTTCATGGTGGGTGACACCTACCACCCCACGGCACGGGGCAAGGCGCGGCGAAATCCTAGGGTTCCGCCAATCCGCCCCCGTTGGCAACGGTGCCGCCGTCCAAAGCCCCCACCCGGCGTTCCAGCGCCTCTAAACGTGTGTCGAGCCCTCTCAGGATCTGAACCAGATCGCTGTCACGGCGCTCGGGGCTGGCGTCGCTGCCGCTGAAGGGAGACCAAGTCCACTTGGGCCAGGACTTATTCATCATGAGGGATCTCCGTCATTCTGCGGTGCCAGTCGTGGAGAGGACCAGACCAGATCTGACCGTTGACTGCCCCGACGTATACCACGGTCCTGGGGTAGTCCGGGCGGTCGAGACCGTTGGTGAGGAAGAGCACGGTGTAAAGGCGCCCGGAGTGATGACGCCAGCGGCTACCAGCGGCAGGCTCATCCATCATGATGGGAGTGGGGTTACTCATCTTTCTTGATCCCGAGGTAGTGGTAGGCTGCGGGATGGTCCACATAGACCTCCTGCCCTACCAGATAAACAGCTGCCCCAACACGCTTGCTCACCTCGTTGAACTTGTCGATGGTTGCACGGCCGAGATCGATCCCTGCTCTGAAAGCGAGGATGTCCAAGTACGTCAGCACATCCGCGAGTTCCTTGCCCAGTTCCTCACGCTTTTCGTCGAGGGTGAAATCGCCCCGCTCGATCTTCTTGATGAGGTTGGCAGCTTCGCCGAGTTCCCCACAAACCGCGTTGGCCCAGGCGCTGAGTGCCCAGTCAGAACCATCGGGTTCAGAGTGTGCCGGCTCCCCTTTACGATTTTTGAACTTGGGAAGACGTGCTACATTGGCCTCACGGAGGCATCCGGTATTGAGATGGGCTACATCGTACCAACGGACACGAGTATTTTTGGGTGTGTCACTCATCACGTTTCAACTCCTCTTCCTTCTTCTTGTGCCGCATGAGCTTCCAACTGGCCTCGTTGGTGTGGATGCTGCCCATGAACCCCAAGCTCTTCTGCATTTCTGGGAAGATGGAGTGATGGAGCAGCATCGTGTCGTGGAGGCAATTGCGGACTCGGAAGCCCATGCGATACAGGTAGTTCAGATCATACATACCATTCTGGAATAGCTTGGGGCACGGCAATTCCAGCGCCGCTTTCACCCAACGCCAAGCAGTGACCTCACTAGCGTGATCAGGCCAATAGCTTCCACCAGGGTATCGATTATCAGCAAAGGGAATGCAGATAGCGGATGTAGTGGAGCTGGCAAACCCGATGCAAGTAATTGCGCGGTTAGCAGTCTCGATGTCACAACTAAGAATACTAGCATCTTTGGCCTCCCGGTTAAACCAGTCCTCAATATCGACTAGACTCGGGTCGGCCAGGACTTGGCGTTGGGGCCGACGGATCTCAGGGAACTCGCTCTCACGCTTCGCTTTGATTAGGTCTGCGATGACAATCACACGGAGAGCCCAATTGCGCAGCACGGCGCTGGGGTGGTAGGTGGGAAGGACTTTGAGCCCTGGGGCTAACCCCACACTATGCGCCACAACACCGCGGAGAGTACCAACAGCTCCACGGCCAAGCAAAGCCCAGCAAGCAGTAGCGCCGAGTGCGATAACGAGATTGCGAGGATATGCAGTAAGTTCCGCTTCCAGTCTCGCGAGTTCCGGGAGGTATTCGGGGAGGAGGTATTTGCCTTGACGGAGCGGCGCCAGTGCATAATTAAACCCCACGTCTTTCTTGCTCGCGCAGAGCGAGTCCATGTTGTTCGCGGTTGGGCGAATGGCGAGGGTGGTGGTTAGGAGGAGATCCTTGCGGGAGATCCCCGCATCGGTGAGCATACGAGTGAGTTCCTGGCCGGATGCGCCGACGAACGGACGGCCGGTGAGTTCCTCTTGCTCGCCCCACGCTTCGCCAACGACCACAACCTTGGCATCGCGCGGTCCGCTGGTGTGGGCGAAGGGTTCAGCGACCATCTTTCCGGTCCTTCTCGTAGACCACCTGCGCGGCGGCACGGAGGGAGCGGAACTGGCGGAGAGCGGAACGGCCGTTGGCGCAGTGCTCCTTGTCCATTTCACACCCAGCGACACGCTTGGCGCCCAGAGCCTCAGCGGCGATCAGAGCCGAGGCACCTCCGCAAGTCGGATCGAGCAGCGTGGTGTTCTCGTCCACGTACATCTGGAAGAAGTGTTTGAGCACGGGGACGGGCTTGGCGCTTGGGTGGTGGGCCTTGTCAGTGGGGGCGGCGATGGCGTTGGAGACGGGTTTGACGATGAAACGGTCCTCGCGGGAGGCGACCATCGCGGTCTCGTAGATCCGGCGCGGGCCTCGGTTGGAGTCCGGCAAGATGCCGACGTTGTCGGACTTCTGCCACAGCAGCGGGAACGGGGAAAACACCAGCGACGGGGCGAGGTCTCGGAAGATCCGGCGGGTGGCCTCATAGTGCTCCATCGAGAACCAGAACATGAGGTGGGCGCTGGGGGACATGACTCGGTCCAGGTTCAGGCAGAGGCAGCGGATCAGATCCCAGTAGGTGTCGGGGGTGTCGGAGTAGGTGTTCCACTTGTCCCGACCGGACATGGCTCCTCCGAACACATTCATCCCGTAGGGGAAATCGCAGTGGATGAACGAGAACCTGGGCCCGGTGTACTGCGGTGCCCAGTCCAGGAACGAGGTGTTGAGGATGGACTCCGGAGGGGCCACCGGAGTAGCTGCCAAGATAGGCTTGTTGACAGGCTTACCGATTGCTACGGTTGCATCAGTCGGCACAAGTCCACCTGTCTCCACCACCAGCCGCTCCGCGAAGATATCCGCGTTGGCCTGGACGATGTCCCCCATAGCATCACCAATGCGGCGCTCGTCCGCGCGCTGGATGATGTTGTAAGCGGGTTGGAGGCCGGTGGCTCCGGCGATGCGGGGGTCGGCGAACTCCTTCACCACTCTCAGGATCGTGGACACTTGCGCCGGGGCCATGCTCAGGGCCTGTGCGGTCTTGGCCTGGCTCCACCCCGGTTCGGCGCTGGAATAAAGCTCGTGGAGCTTCGCGATGGCCTGGGCCTCGTCCTGCCAACTCAGATCCGTGCGCTTGAGGTTCTCCTCAAGCTCAATCACCGAGAGCTCGAACGGCGAGAGGTCCTCCGCGAACCTTACCGCGATGGTGACATGCCCAAGCTCAGTGCACGCCGTCAGTCTCCGCTCCCCCGCCACCAGCACCATCTCCCTCGTCACCACTATCGGGTTGATGAGGCCGTTGCGCTGGATCGAGTCCCTCAGTCCCGTCGTGTCCACCTTCCGGCGCTGGCGTTCCGCTCGGTTCACAACAATGGCTGCCAGGGGCACCAACTGAAAGTCGTTTGTCAGCATTCGGGTTCTCCAGCCTTGCGCGGTGGATGACAGCAGAGTAGCGGAGGTGATACTTGGTGGCGTGCTCAGCTCCCATATCGAAAGTCACAAGAGCATCAGCCAAGGCACTACGCAACTCGTGAATTTCGGTATAGGTCCGATTGAGTTCCAACAGCAGTTCATGCACCGAAGTCACTGGGGCCAATCTCCTTCATCATCTCCGAAGTCATCATCATCCCCCAGGCAGAGGAAGATGTAGAGAACTGCCATAATCAGGATCGCCATCAAGAACCAAGCCATGGTGAAAAGAGGGGGCTTTCACCCCCTCTCCTTCTCACTGACCCCGGACAGTGCCGACGTCGTTGAACTCATCCTTGCCGTCTTCGGAGTTGCGCTTGGTCACCTCCAGCATCACGGGCATCCCGACGAGGTCGGGCAGGATCTCGCCGAGCGAGCGTCCCGTGCCGTCGATGCCGCAGGACTCCCAGAGTTCCTTCACCCGGTACTGGGCGTCGTCGGTCAGGTAGTAGTCCTTGCGCATCTGCTTCTTGGAGAGGTCCACGCCCTCCATCGCGTCAGGGTCAACGTCCTCGCCCGCTCCCGTGAGGGAGATAAAATACCGGACGTAGGGGGTCTTCTTCTGGGCCGACTTGCCGTACTCGTACTTGGAGATAGTCCCCAGGTACGTGCCGACCGGAAGGGCCTTCGGCCGCTCGATGGTCTCCGTGGGCTTGGAGAGCAGGGCGCGGAAGTCGGTAGCGGAGGAGTCACTCATGGTTGGTTGTGCTTTCGGTGGGTTGGGTTGGGTTGGTTGAGCTGGCTGGGTCTGTTGCTTTGACTTGGCCATGATCTGGTTCCTTGGGTGAGAGTTTGAGTTTGGTGATGCTCCTTTCTGGGTCGTGGAGTAAAAAGATGGCTGGGGTTAGGAACTGGGTGTTGGGCCACTCCAGCTGCTCTGCTTGCCCCAGGGTGAGGGGAGTGGGAAGGCTATGATGCCAGGGTCGGCGCTTTGACATTCGTGCCTCCCAGAAGGGTGACGGGCATTCCGGCCTGAGGGTTAACGACCGTAGCCGTAGTTTGGGAGCCGCTGGGCGAGGTCGAGGAAGACGGGCTCGATGGGGCTGTCCCCCGCACGAGTTTGAAGTACTCGGCCAATCCCGTTTCCAGCGGAAGCTCCGGTGGCACCCGCAGAGGCGCGGAGTTCTTGAGGTCGATCACTCCCGAGGTGTTGGTCAGGATCTTCCGCTTCACGGCGCTCCCTTGCCCGCTGCTCTTCACACCAAGCATGGTATTGAAGTACCGCCCGATTTTGGGAGGCAGCGCTTTCCCGAGCGCGTTCGGATAGCCTCGGGTCGGTCCATTCTCCTCCCCGATGTAGGCAATGTGCGCAGTCACAACCACGTTGCATTTGATATTGTCGTTGAACAGCATTTGCAACGCTCCCTCGACTAGGTCCTGGGCTTGGCCGAAGTCTGATTGATGCGGCCGCTGCCCGATACGTCCGTTCATCGAGAGCACGAAGTTCATCGCGGCTGTGGAAAAGGTGGACAGGGAGTCGATTACCAGGACGTCCGAAGATGTCCAACTCGTGAGCTGCCCGAGGTCCACCGCAGGGGGCTCTTTCCAGTGGTACAAGAGGTTCATCGCTCGCTGCCACACATCCACCTTCACCGGCACCAGCTTCCCTCCCACCACCTTCATCGGCTCGGTGAGCGTCATGTACTGCACGCGGGAGATCGAGTCCTTGGTGTAGGGCGACTTCGGATCGTTCAGCAGGTTGAACAGGATGTCCAGCCCCGAGTCCAAGTCCAAAATCCGGAGGTTGAACCCAGCCGAAGCAAGGGATGCCAGGGCTCCCGTCTTGCCGGCTCCGGAGTCCCCAATGAGCAAGACCTTGGTAGATGTTGCGGACTGGTGTTGGCTGAGGGCTGGCATCTTTGGGCTTCTCCTGACCGCACAGGGCACAATTGCTCCAGTGTGCGTAGTTTTGGTGGGAGCACTGGGGACAGCACCAGCGCACACCTTTCGGTAGAGGGACTGGTGGAGACTTAGGCGGGGGTTTGTCCCAGGTCATCGCGAGTCCTCATTGGCATGGCGTTGCAGTAGACGATCGAGGTGCAAGGGGGCTTGGTGCTGGGAACAAGGTCTCGACACAGGGGGCACTCGACCAGGAGCGGGTCGTCGGTTCCGGCGTTAGCGTTGGTGCCACAGCCGGCGGAAGCTCCGCTTTCGTCCATGACCATGACAGGGGCAGCACGTGGCGGAAGTCTCGTTGCATTTCGATTGATACTGGCCATAACTCCCTCACCGAGGCCTGCGCGGACGGACTTGACTTGGGGAACGACGAGCGTCATCCACAATGCACGGTCCTCAGGGGGCACAACAATCTCCTGCGTAGCAGGATTGTACTGCGCACGAGAGACCAACCAGTGCCAAAGCTCCGAACCCATCAGCATCACACATCTCCTCTCACCTGGAGAGGGTCCCACACCCGCTTGGTGTAATTGGCCTCCAACCACATCTGGCGAGTGGAGGGGGACTTGGAGCAGATCTCCCGATACTGGCATCCGCCATAGTTTCCGCAGGACTTGTCGTTCATCGGCCAGTATCCCGCCACGGCGTAACTCTCGGCTTGCCTCAGCCAGTACTGGAGTTCATGGTGCCATTCCTCGATCTGGTCGGGGTTGCGGGTGATGAAGCCCCGCTGGAAGGCACTGAACGTGATGGCGACCTGGGCGGCGTCGACGATCAACCCCACCACCGGCAGCGCATAGACGATCTTGGTCGCCAGGACGTACTGCGAGAACTGGTTGTCAGGGGAGAACTTGGTGAAGAAGTCTGCGTTGATTGTGGACTTGGTAGTCTTGCGGTCCACCACATAAATCTGGTCGTTCAGTTCCCCCAGCCTGTCAATATGCCCACAGGACATATACGACTCTCCCGTCACGGCAGACACATACCCATTCTCGTAGCGGAACGAAAGCTCCACTGCCGGTTTGCCGTTGGCCAGCCCCACCGTGCGAATTGGGTCGTGGGTGAACTGCTCCAAATACCAAACGATGGAGCGAACCAGGGTGAAGCGGTTCTTGTACTTGTCGTCGAAGGGGATGGGACGACGGAGCACATGGTTCCAGCTCTCCTCCAGTGCGGTGAGCACCGCAAGGCGCTGGGCCTCATCATGGCTCCGGCCGGCGAAGCGCTCGTGGTCATAGCGTTCCAGGGCCGAGTGGTAAATCAGGCCAAAGGTGAGGTGCACACTCAGGCGCTTCGGAGCCCACCCCTCCACGATCGAATACTGATAGTACCTCGGGCATGTTTTGAGTGCCCCTAAGCTGGTGCTATCCCATGCGACTTGGAGTGTAGGAAGTTGAGTGGAGAATGAGGAATTGGGCATGGCGAGATTACCCGTTGGTGGGAATGCTCTGGGGCATCCCTTTCATCGCATCTGCGCAATGGTCGGTTGTGGTGCTGCCGAGACGCCGGGCACACCATGTCAGGACTCGGCAAAGCACACACGCGGTGTGGGACCCTGCGGCGCGGGCTTCGGCAAGGCGCTGGCTGATGGTGTAGTGGGGGTTGCCGGCGGCGGGATTGTTGGCATCAGGACCGGCCAGCACATTCCCTTCCTCATCCGCCGTGATTAGCGTTCCCCAGAAGATCTGCTTGATGCGACTCCACATAATCCCAACTCCCTACTAGAGTCCGATGTCACTAAGGCTCTTGGGCGTGACCTTTTTCGTGGAGCTTTTCTCTGCAGCTGGACCGCCGGCAGACAAAAATTTTTCACGCATCCGGCGGAGTTCCGCGACGATCACCTCCAAGTCCTGATCGGTTAGCTGGAGGGGGTCCTTGGCGAAAAACTCGTCCAGGGACGATGGATTGGCCTCACCGAGCATGCCCATTATTTGCTCCTTCCGTCCCGATCGTACTCTTCGAGTTCCTGGAGAATGGTGGTGCTTAACTCGGGGACCACCGGGTGGTGGGCCTCAAGCAGCCCCTTGGCCTCAACTGAGTCCAAAAACTTCCGGACCATAAGCCGGGCAGCTTTGCTGAACCCCAGCGACCGGCCGAACAACAATTCGATCCGCTCTACGTCTCGGGCGTACAGCCAAATGTGGCGACGCACCAGATCTTCACTCTCGTAGCGAGGCATCGTCTTCGGACTCCTTTGGAAGTTCAACCTTGCCGCCCTTCACGATCCAGAGTTCATTCGGGTTGTCTGGGTTGCGGCGGAACTGAAGCACCGCGAGTGCAGGATCGCCAACGGCAGCACGGGCACGATAGAGAGCCTGGTTCGCGGTGGTGAAGTTGGATACTTGGAGAACAAGCCCCAGAGGGGAGGCTAGGGCTTGGTAGAGGATCTCCTGGGCTTCGTAGTTGGCCACTGGCAGGGCTCCTAGAGGTCGTCGTGGTAGTAGACTAGGAAGATAAAGAGCCCAATCTGCAAGAGTGGGCACCACGCAAACGAAAGGAACTCTGCCACGGCTCAGCCCTGCGCCTTCTCGAACTCCGAGATGTAGCGGATGATGTTCTCGCTGAAGCCATCGATATGCAGCCACTCACCGTAGCCAACGCCGTTCCGGTTGCTGGCGACGTTGACCATGTAGCAGCGTCCGCCGGG